TTAATGAACATTCGTCGCCGAAAACGAATCTGTATCATTAGCGCGATGCAGTCTCTGCAAAGGATCTTGTTGATAAAATTGGCAGAAACGTTGCCACAATGAAGGGAAACGAGGAGCAAAAAGTTCTGGGGCGCTAAAGAAATATTCAGAAAGTACGGCAAAACATTCAGCAGGATCACTGGCAGCATAAGCATCAATGCTCGCCGCATTCTCGCCAACCAATTCGATTTCTTCCTGAATGTTGTTCATTGCAGCATGAAGATCGTGTTCCCAGCCAGCAACCTCACGCAACGGAATAAAGGGAACTCCGCTGGCGCGATCGCCGTTACGGGTGTCCAGCTTATGAGCGACTTCATGAATAATCAGGTTAAAACCAGAAGCATCAAAAGAATCTTGTATATCCAACCAGTTCAAAACGATAGGCCCTTGCTGCCAGCTCTGACCTGACTGAACAATACGTTGGTTATGCACCAGACCGATATCGTCTTCCCATTCATCATCGACCACAAATGGCGCAGGATAAATTAAGACTTCATGAAAACCATCCAGCCATTCCAGTCCTAACTCCAGAACGGGTAGGCAAAATAGAAGTGCTATCCGGCAGCTTCTTAATGAATCCAGTTCAAAGCCCTGTAAAGGAACAAGCCGCTTTTGCTGTAAAAAACGTTCGGCAAGAGTGACTAATTTGCTTTGTTCCTGTTCCGTCAGACACGTTAAAAGGGGGATCGATAGTGCTTCCTGCCAGGGAAGGGCAGTTTGATGTGCTGATTCTTGTACTTTCCAGGGCCACTTAATCATCGTTTTGCTCGCAAACTCGTCACTTGAACAAAATTGCACGGACAGGGACTGTTAAAATGCCAAATTTCCTGGCATCATGGCAACCATCTGAACGGAGAGATGCCGGAGCGGCTGAACGGACCGGTCTCGAAAACCGGAGTGGGGGCAACTCCACCGGGGGTTCAAATCCCCCTCTCTCCGCCAAAATTCAATCACTTACACATCATTAAGTCAGTGACAAAAATCACACTTGGAATTACTTGGAATATTTTCTTGGAATATTATCAGGTAACGGGACATCAAGTGTTGGTGAAACTTTAACCTTTCTGTCATAGATTAGCACTTGCCCTTCGGTTTTGTGACCAGAGAAAAGTTGCTTATCCCGGCTGCTTCCTTCATAGTCTGAAATTCCTTTCGCCTTCAGATCATGAAAGGTGAAGTCGGTTAAAATACCTGAAATTTTGCCTGCGTGATTTCTTGCTTCTACCCACATTTCGTTAAAACCTTTGTACATATATCGGTTGCCATATTGATTGCTGATTACATAGGCAGATGTTGGTAACTGTTTTGCTTTTTCGATCGCCGCCTGTAATCGTGGACTCCATGCTTTTATCTGTTTTTTCCCTGTTTTCCCTTGCTGGATAAAGATCCCGTCGTTTCCAATCTGCTCCCATTTCAGTGATAACACATCGGAAACCCTCGCTGCACACAGATAGGCAATTTCCATTGCGATAAAAACAGGAAGAGGTGCAACACTTAATACTGCCTGGTATTCTTTGTCGGTTACATATCGTTCGCGGTTTTTGGCCTTGAATTTACTTACACCTGCACATGGGTTACCCTTCACGTACCCTCGCTCATACCCCCAATTGTAAACGCGGGACATACTGCTTTTTTCATGGTTGGCTTGCGTTTTACTCTGTTCCCCTCTCTTGTCCATGTATCGACGGATGTGTTCTGGTTTTATGGAATCTGCCGGCACCTTACCGAATACGGCAAGCAACTTTTTTTGATGTTGCAGATAATCTTTTTGTGTTCTTGGACTGAGGTCACTGTAATAGGCGCTGGCGAGGAATTTTTCCCACAAGCGACCGAATGTCATTGCGCGATCGCGATTATTTACAGTTTCCTCATACTTTTTCCATAAAGCAGCTAAACCATCCTTGATGGCGGTTAGTGTGACAGATTCTCTGGATGTTGGTTTCCATACATAACTATATTTATTTGGGTATACATTTGGAGGTAATTTTTCGTGTTCAGGATTTTTCCTTCGTCTTCCCATCAGATTGCACCAAAATTCGGCTCTACCTCGCGTGGTGGTAAAGTTTTATTGCAGGTAAATAGATCCCGGCTGACAATCGGTTTGCCACTACGATTGGTATAGAACGGAAGCCCGTTTTCCATTAACCATTTTCGCTGGTGGCTTGCATATTTGCAGCCCGTTAATATTAGCAATTCATCTTCGGTTAAAAATAAGCTGCTCATAGCCATATCTCATAACCGCCGCTAACTATATACGGTTAGCGGCAATTAGGGTTGAACATTAAAAATCAGCCTGACTCGGGATCAGTTTTTGCCAGATAGCTGAAACGTATTTTGCCTGGTAACGAGCGTCATCAAGTGCATTATGGCGCTCACCTTCGAATGGGATAGCAGTTCTGGCATCGAAGTCTATGGCTTTCCCCAGCTCAACGATTGTGCGTACATCGCGATCGTTGTAGTAACGCCACGGGCAGGGGATCCCCTGCCGTTCGTATGAACGGCGCAAAATCGTGTTGTCGAAGTTTGCTCCATTTCCCCAGACCTGAACAAAAAATTCACCGGAGTTTTCGTCGATAAATTCCCGCAATTGTAACAGTGCATCATCTAACGGGATTTCATCGGTCATAATGGCAGATTGCGCTTCGCGTGATTGCTTAAGCCACCATTTAATGGCGTCCCGATCAATGACTCCGCCAGCAGTTTCCAGATCGACAGTCTTACTAAATTCCGGTCCCATATCTCCGGTTTGCGGATCGAAAAATATTGCACCTATTGAGATAATCGGGGCATCAGGATTTATTCCCATGGCTTCAAGGTCGATCATTAGATGGTCACACGTCCTGCTGGTGGATGTGATAATGTGATGACTGTTCACCGTAATTAAGGGATCTGCCGTCTCGCCAGTTTCACTATCGCTGGCGTGATGCTGATTGCCGCCAGTGTTCTCCTTGTGTGGATGTTCAGCGCCTTCCATTTCCTCCGGATCATTCTCCTGAGCTTCAACCTGATTCTCTTCATCGAATGTTTCCTGGTATGTTGCGTCGCCCATCACCGCGCCACAATCGGGGCAGTTGCCGCCACCGCTCTGACCGCAGGCGGTGCAGACTTTTTCCGGTTCCTGTTGCACTACTGGTTCGGATTGTTTCGTTTCTGGCTCGTTTTGTTGCGCATTTGGGCTGCTTTGTTCCGCTTTCTGGTCGTTCTGTTCCGTTTCTTGCTGGTTTTGGTTCATAGAATCGCGGGTCTGGATCCCTTTAATCCATTTCAGATCATTCGGGTCGCTAATCCCTGCAACAAATTCACCACGTGATGCAGCGAGCAACTGACTGGCGTCAGGCAGGCTGATATTGGCTGCCTGCATAATTTTGTTCACTTCGTCAGCAGTAACTTTTACCGGCTCTGGTTGTGCGGTCGTGTCAGATGCACCAGTATTTTGTTGTGAACCTGAGTATGTACCGTTTTTTCGAGCAAAATATTCTTCTTTCGTGATTTCAGTAGCCCCTGCAGCGAGCGCCTTATTCAGACCTGAAAGTTTGTTTGCGCGACCGTATTTTTCTCCATCCTTATCGCTGAAGAGGAAGTAGAACGGCCCCTCACGCTCTACAGATGATTCATCTTCCAGCGCGCTTTCATTTTTTTGGGTATCAGGTACTTCAGTTTCCACTGCATCAGTTTGTGATGCTGACGACTGGAGAACATCAACAACGCTCTGATCTTCTTCTTCATCCTCAAACACGCCCTTTGTCGCAAGGTATTCAGTGATGTATTTATTCAGTGCCACGGGGTCTTTGTGAATGTCGACCGGACGTTCACGAACAAGGCCAAAAATCGTCTGACGGCTGTAGCGAATCGCATCAGGCTGTTTGCGCATTGATGCGGAGATGCGTTTCCAGTCTTCGCGATCCTTGTCGATAACTTCATTTTTTGCCCATCTATGGATGCTGCCGTCAATGTTCCGGACATCAATGTCACCAGGCCAGAGAGCATAGGCCAGTTCTTTATCCAGTGTTTTCCAGGTCTGCTTGTATTCGCGACGAATGGCGGCAGTGACAGAATTGATTTTTTCTGCTGAGTTTTCAGTGCTATGTCGGTTGACTCTGGCGCGGGCAAGATCAACAACAGACGTGTATTTTCCAGTCTCTTTGCGCTCTGCGTCCTGCCGTTTTTTCCAGTTACGTAATTCAGCCTGAATTTCGGTCCATTTGGTACCCGGCTTACATTTGTGTTTAACCCATCCGATAGCGAACAGTTTGCGTTCCGGATACATAGCGTTAATTTCAGGCGTTTTCATCAGTGCTTCAACGATATGCCCGTCAAAGGTAGCCACGTCTTCCTGCAGTAATTCCTGAGCGTCAATCGCCATATCAACGGTGATGTTTTCACATGTACCGAACTTAATCAGGACCGCGTTCTGTACTTCAGGGGACAGCTTGTCAAAATTGACGTTCATCGGATCGGATTCTGGTTCGACCGGAACAAAGGAAGCGCATTCCTCATCCCAGCGGTTTTCCTGCATATATTCGGTATCCCAGGAGTCAATGGCAGGGCGGGGCATGCCGGGTTTATCCTCACAGACAAGAAATTTATAAGCGCAGTCCTGAGCAGCCGGATATTGCTCCAGGAATTGCCAGGTAAATTTGGCACGGGCGCGGCGCTCGTCACCGGCTTCAATGGCAGAGGCCACAGCGACTGCACCTTCTTCCTTTATTGCCTGTTCGTCCGGAATAGCTGCGCAAATAAAGACTTTATTCATTTTGTTTTAACCTCATTACAGATTTAAGGGTGAACAAATCCCTGCCATTGCTGGCATATAAAAATGAAACCGGATGTTTATTTCGGTGCTGTTTTAAAGTCCCGCCGGTATTTCGTTATTATTAGTGTGAGTAGCTTTATCTACCGGATAACAGTTACCGGGAATTTTTTGTTCTGCTGCGGCAGCCATGCATTCTTTCATTGAACCGTATAAGCCAGTCACCAGCTCAAGAGATTCGCCGGAAACAAGATAAACTGTCAGAACGAGTGCAAATGTTGTATTCATTGTTTATATCCTTTTTGCAGCAGGTCCAGACGAGCCAGCATTGAAGGAATGCATACTTCATTTAACAGGTCCTGCTCGAGTTTTCTCTGCTTAATGGCGTCTTCAATAAATGTTTTTTCTCCAGTGATAACGCCAATTTCGAAACGAAGTTCAGACGTACTGGCATTGCATGATAACTTTTCCATTATCGCGTCCTCAACAATGAATTTTGTGATGCAGTGCCTGGTGCCTCCAGGTGACGTTAACCAGTTAACAATTAACGCCGGATACAGAGCATTCCCGTTACTCAGCAAATGACCTCTTTACCGATTTAACTGTTCCGCGTGCGCTGAGCCGCATTCACCGCATCACAAAATTCACTTTTAAAAAGGGCGGCAGAGCAGTCACGGAGTAAAACTGATACCGCCAAATGTCACCAGAATATTGATAACAGAGGGCGTTGCAGCGGGGTTGTCACTTAAGCGTATGGTCAACCTGACAACCCGGTGTCCTCAACGGGGAAAGAATAACCCCGCCATACTTACCGCCGCGTCATTTCGCGGAGTGCCACAACCGGAAGCGCACGGTCGAATTAAATTTACCGACACCGTACAGTGAGACGAACTTCGCCGTGCGCTTTCGTGTTGTGTGCCTGCTTTTAACCACGTCAGGCGAGGTGGTTTCCGTCATTCCCCAACGACAGGAAATCTGTATAATCTGGATATCCCCAACGATCCAAGGAAATCATATGACAGAGCAAAGAGCACAAGCAGGTGGTGGCAATTCGACGCATAAAACAGTCTGGGATCACATACCAGAGAAAAACATTCGACCAAAACCATCTCCAACTCCTTCGGAGGAGAGGGGGAACAGCAACAACCAAACAAGCAGGTGATGATGTATGGACCGGGATGATATTCTTGACAGAATTTTATATGGCTATTTTCTTGAGCAACTATTTTCTGTAGCGACTGGTCGTCTCGATAAACTTCTCTCAGTAGTGAGTGTTATCCTCGGTTCATCTGTCATTGGCGGATTCATTCCGGAAATTTCTGGCGTTTTTATTGTTGTGATCGCAACCGTCCAAACGATTTATGGATTCGGACAAAAGTCAGGTAATGCCATGAGAAAATCCGCAGAATATTTGCAGCTTTTTGATGATGCAGAAAAATATTCTGATTCGGAATTGAAAATTCAGTTAAAAATTCTGGAAAAAACAGATGGTCATATTTGGTCATCACTTAAAGATATTGCGATCTTAAAAACACAGATCAAAATGGGCGTCTCCATCGAACAACAAGAGAAGTTGCCCACAAAATCCAAATTGATGCGATTTCTTTGTGGTTAGGAATATCCAGATTGTTAAAGAGCATGCCGGAGGTTTATCCGTGTCCGGCGCACGCACTTCATCTGTGGAGAACTACTTGAGCTCAGTGGTCAGTAGTTTTCAGTCACTCGCGAAACGTTTAATGCCGCGCTTTTTGCCAGAGTGGTAATATCCTGCTCCGCTGACACCAGTTCTTTAGAGAGGCGCTCTTTGTAGTCAGCGGCCTGCTTCAGGTCATTAATGGCGCGTATCTTTCCGCACATCCATTCGTAAATTTCATCCTCGGTATAGTCTGGTGCGATGATGACGGGTTCTCGTTTCTGCATACCGATTCCTCGCGGTGCCGCTTCTCTTATCAGTCGTTAGATTTTTCCGAACTGGAAAGCGCCTGTTTAAACTCACTGAAGCTGAGAGCTTCTTCGCCTTCGGCAAGGCCTTCGAAGTATTCTTCGTAAGCCTTTTCCATGATTGCGTCGAAATCCATATCACTCACCTGAATTTCTTTCCAGCCAGCGACGCGCGCCAGCTTCGGTTTTAAACGTTTTGCTTCTGGTATACGTCATCGCGGTGAATGTGCCGTCCTGGTTTGGGAACACGCCGCACACCAGAGATTCGTTGTTACCAAGATCGATAGTATCCATGTTGACCTCATTTCCCCTTAACGCTGGGGTAGCGGAACTGTTTGCTGAGAACACCGTGCGGTGTCTTGATGGAGAGTAATTTAGAATAACCTAACAGATGTGGCAAGCGTTTTTTGTTAGATTTATCTAACGGAAAGAGTGAGTGTATCTAAATATCTGAAAGGATAGTTATTTTATTGATTTGTTTTTACGTGCTTTAAGCATTTCTTCGAAGAGTTTATTGAAATTCTCTACTCTTGCGCGCATTTCAGACAGCAAGGCTTCCTGCTCGGAGGATGGAAGAGCATCGAATAATTCGATCAATTCTTTGTGGCTGGGAGTTAACTCGGTTTCCACATGAAGTTCTTGTGCTGGCACTGGAGCCTTGTCTTCGTCACCAAACATTAGCCATGTAGGCGAGCACTTCAGCGCATCAGCTAAAGCAAACAACCGCTTCCCGACTGGTTGGGTTTCGTCTCTTTCCCATTGTGAAATTGTGACGTGAGCTACCCCAGCGAGGCGTGCAGCTTCTCGTTGTGTTAGGCGTAATTCTTTTCGTCGTGCCAGAACTCGCTGGCCTAGGGTTCTTGTATCCATAGTTAGGTAATTCTAATTTTTCTTGACTTAGGTATCCCGCGCACATTACTGTTAGAAATATCTAACAAGAGGGGGCTTTGATGCTTAAAGTTGACGCAATTACTTTTTTTGGCAACAAAACAAAGCTTGCCAATGCCGCAGGAGTTAGGCTGGCAAGCGTTGCTGCATGGGGGAAACTGGTTCCTGAAGGCCGTGCGATGCGTCTACAGGAGGCATCCGGCGGGGAACTTCAGTACGACCCCAAAGTTTATGACGAATATCGTAAGGCAAAGCGGGCGGGGCGGTTGAACAATGAAAATCACCCCTGAACAGGTTTGTGAGGCTCTGGATACCTGGGTATGCCGACCAGGAATGACACAGGAGCAGGCGACGATATTAATCACGGAAGCATTCTGGGCTCTGAAAGAACGCCCGAACATCGATGTTCAACGCGTCACGTTTGATGATGGCGCGGTTGATCAACGGGCACTGGGCGTTAACCGGGTGAAGATATTCGAACGCTGGAAAGCTATCGACACAAGGGATAAGCGGGAAAAATTCACGGCGCTGATTCCGGCAATTATGGAGGCTATCCGGATCAGCGATTTCAGGTTGTATTGTGAAATTACTGACGGAAAAAGCATTACGTACATGATCGCCGGGTTAAACAAAGAATATGGCGATGTGGTGGAGTCCGGGCTGCTTTTTGCGGATCCATCTGTTGTGGAACGTGAGACTGACGAGCTTATAGAAAAAGCTATTGCTTTCAAGCATGCGTATCGTCAGCAATATCATTATTACTTTGCAGATAAACAAATGTCTGCCAGAGGTTCGTATGAGTATCGATGCACTACGGTGGGCTAAAAAGGTGAAAACCGGCAGTTCATCCAGTAAGTCAGTATTGACCTGGCTTGCTGATATGTGCGGTGCCGATTTGTGTGCATACCCGTCTGTATCTGCACTGGCAGAAGTAACGGAACTGAACAAAAAGACTGTGCAGGACAGCTTACGACACCTGATGGAGATTGGGTTAATTATTGATACCGGTGAGAGAAAAGGCAGAACAAAGCAAATTGTGGTGTACCGACTTATCGGTGTAGAAGAAAGTGTTGCCGAGCCTGAATACACCCAAAAACGGGTGTCTTTAAAGGTGGGTAAAATTGGTGCTGTTAATAAAAACAGTACCGAAAACGGTTATGTTTCAGCACAAAACAGCCCCAAAAACGGAACTCTTTGCTGCATGGAAAATAACCAAAGACACCCAAATTTTCCATCAAAGACACCCAAAAACGGATCACGGAACCCAAAGGAACCCAAAGATCTAAACCCCACACATAACGCACGTGAGAGTGCTCCGACCAGTGAGCAGGGAGTTTTGTCGCTACAGACAACACCCCCCGTGCTCCTGGACGGCGTGAACGAACCCATCGGAAAATTTCCGATGACCGATAGCTGGTATCCGTCACGGGATTTTCGACGACGGGCTGCGTTGTGGGGGATGGCTCTGCCAGAGCCGGAATTTACACCTGCTGAACTTGCCGCATTCAGGGATTACTGGACTGAGGAGGGTAAAGTTTTCACGCAGGTTCAGTGGGAGCAGAAATTCGCCCGTCACGTAAATCACGTCAGGGCACAGGTTAAACCAGTCAGCAAGGGGGCAAACCATGCAGCAGCACCAGGTGGCACCGCATCACGGGCAGTTCAGGAAATTCGGGCAGCACGTGAGCAGTGGGAACGTGAAAACGGATTTATCAGCGACGGAAACGGCGTGGAAGCTGTGGGAACTCATGGGGGAGGTTTATTCGAACCGCTGGACCCGGAAGAACGGGGCCGCACCATCGAAGCTCTGGATTGCACAGATTGGCGCGATGACTGAGCAGCAAATCCGGCAGGTCTGCCGCCAGTGCATGGACCGCTGCCGGGCGGGTGAAACATGGCCTCCGGACCTGGCTGAGTTTGTGGCACTGATTTCGGAAAGCGGAGCCAATCCATTCGGTCTGACGGTGGATGCTGTGATGGAGGAGTACCGCCGCTGGCGCAACGAGTCCTGGCGATACGACGGAAGCGATAAATACCCGTGGTCTCAGCCTGTGCTGTATCACATTTGCCTCGAGATGCGTTCAAAGGGGATTGAGCGCCAGATGACCGAAGGGGAGTTAAAACGGCTTGCAGAACGGCAACTGACGAAATGGGCAAAGCATGTTGGTAATGGCCTGAGCATTCCGCCAGTCCGGCGACAACTGGCGGCACCCAAACGCCCGTCGGGACCAACGCCAATTGAGTTGCTGAAACAGGAGTATGAACGCCGGAAAGCGGCTGGTTTTGTTTGAGTTGAGAAGTGATTTTTACCGGGAGGAAATTTTAATGGAGACTGTTTTTGACGCACTGAAAGCAATGGGGAAAGCCACGTCGGCAGAACTGGCTGCGCGACTTGATATCAGTCGTGAAGAAGTGCTGAACGAGCTGTGGGAACTGAAAAGAAATGGCGTTGTTGATAAACGGGTCACATCTGGTTTCTGGCTGGAGAAGGTGAATCCGGGGTAACCGAAGAGCAGCCAGCACAATCTGAAGTACCGGATGTGCTGACCGGGGCGGTCGAACGAAAAGTTACCGCTGACATGATGATTGAGTTTATTGGTCAGGAGGGAGCTAAAACGTGTGAGGAACTGGCGGGTAAGTTCGGTGTCAGCACTCGCAAGGTTGCTTCCACGCTGGCGGTGGTAACCGCAACGGGACGCCTGGCACGCGTAAATCAGAACGGTAAATTTCGCCACTGCATGCCGGGAGATAATTTACCAGCAGAGCCGAAAGCTGCATCGGTAGCGGAAACCGATGGTAAAGCCTTTCCTCAGCCAGCCGGTGTTGCGTTACCGGTACAGGAAGCTGCAACACAGGAAGATATTAAAACAGAAACTGTGGCGGACATGGTGCAGTCGTTACCATCGCTCACCGAAACGCAAGGGGATGACCTGATTTTACCATCGCTGCATATAGCAAACCGCGAATTGCGTCGGGCGAAAAGCCATGTCCAGAAGTGGGAGCGTGTCTGCGCCGCGCTGCGGGAGCTGAACAAGTACCGGGATATTATACGGCAGATGAATTGTTCCAGAGAGGATGTGAAGTGAGATGGCGTGGCTGGGGGCGGGCTGAAATCCTTATTCTTCGGCAGTGCGCGGGAACAATGAAGGTAAAAAGCATCGGCAGTCTGATTGGCCGTAGTGAGGCGGCGGTCAGGACGAAAGCCCGGGAGATGGGAATAAGTCTGATTCTGCGTGGTGATTTTCACCAGTCAGCAAAATATTCGCAGAGTGATATTGAGCTGGCGCGACAACTGCATCAGCGTGGCGTGTCCAGGAGAGAAATCGCCAGAAAATTTGGAATGCCGTTGCGCACAGTGAATAACTACGTTTATTTCGACAGGAGGGTGTCTGCGTGAAAATCCTGTATCAGGATTACGGCCCGGTGGGACAGGTGGTTATCAGCAGTACTGTAATGGAGTTCCGGAAGCATAACCGTGTGGTGGATGCAGTGCTGTTAGCCTGTCCGGGGATATCGGCGAGCCGTGCAGGTGTGTTTTTTATGAAGACGAAGTTATATGGCAGTACAGCGTGGATAAAGAAGGCGTACCGGGTAGCGTTGCAGGAGGTAAACAGTGAGCGAATCGGCAACCATTCTTGATATGTCCTGTGGCAGTCGTATGTTCTGGTTCGATAAGAATGACGACCGGGCGATATTTAGCGATATCAGAAAAGAAGAGCACACATTATGTGATGGACGACGCCTGATAATTAGCCCTGACCTGATAGCAGATTTTCGTGCATTACCATTTGCAGACGCATCGTTTCCGGTTGTTGTATTCGACCCTCCGCATCTTGAGCGTGTTGGTGATAACGCCTGGATGGGAAAGAAATATGGACGGCTAAATAAAGATACCTGGCGTGATGATTTGCGGCAGGGATTTAAAGAAGCCTTTCGTGTGTTGCAGCCATACGGCGTTCTGATTTTCAAATGGAATGAAACGCAAATACCTGTTCGCCAGATATTGGCACTGACCGACAGAAAACCTGTTATCGGTCAACGAACAGGAAAAAACGATAAAACTCACTGGATTATTTTTATGAAATAGGCATCCAGTGAGTAGGTTCGTAGGGTTACAGATACGTATATCTGAATAATTAAATTCAGTTCTGTAAATAAAATTTAATCCTTAACCGGAGTGATTTTTGCACTCTCAAATCATCAGGAGGCCGCCCGAAAGGGCGGTAGTGAAATGCGAAAGTTCAAAATAATTATTGAAACGGGAATAGCTGGTGGAGATTTTGAGGATGTATTCGAAGTGGACGATGACGCAACACCTGATGAAATTCATGATGAAGCAAAAGAAATTTTCTTTAACTACTGCAATTACTCATATCACGCAATAAAAGACGAAGAGGAAGAACAAAATGGCTGATTTTGGTTCAACTAAATACAACGTCAGTTTTGAAGAATGGCATGAACTGTTAATGGACTATGCAGAGTTACGTGGTGGAAGTGCTGTTGATGCTGAAGCCTGGCGTGATGACTACGAAGCAGGAAAAACACCTGTCGAAGCATATTGTGATGAGTGGGGTGATGAATGAATCACCACAAGAGTGGGGGGCTAATGAAAAATGACATCGACAATGTTATCACCCTTGTGCAACCAAAATCAGAGGAAGAAGGGCTTCTCAACGTTGTGATAACCGACAGAAAAAGCGGCGAGCAAAAATGCTGTCAGCATATCCGTACAACAATTTCAGAAGTGAATCGTACGATTACCTGTAACCGATGCGGATTGGCTTTAGATCCGTTCGAGCTTGTTCTCGACCGTGCGAGAAACGGTGAAAACATAGTGTCTGAGATTAAATCACTCTATGCAAAGCGGGATGCTCTTCGTGAAGCTGTGGAAAAACTTGAACGTGAAGAGAAAAATGCCAAAGCCCGGTTACGAGCAGCCAGGACAGCAATACTGTATGCGGAAAATGACCTTAAAAATATTGAGCAGGAGGTGAATCGATGACCTGGCCTGAAGCATTCACAACGGTAGGAATTGCACTTGCGGTGGCGCTGGTGGTGTATTCGATTTGCCGCTGGGGATAAAAACGGTTTGCGGGAAAAGGAGAGTTAAGTAGAATTGCAGCGGGTGCTTGAGGCTATCTGCCTCGGGCATGAACACCAACGGCAGATAGAGAAAAGCCCCAGTTAACATTACGCGTCCGGCAAGACGCTTAACATTAATCTGAGGCCAATTTCATGCTTTGCACATGTAGGTTAGCCTCTTACGTGCCGAAAGGCAAGGAGAAGCAGGCTATGAAGCAGCAAAAGGCGATGTTAATCGCCCTGATCGTCATCTGTTTAACCGTCATAGTGACGGCACTGGTAACGAGGAAAGACCTCTGCGAGGTGCGAATCCGAACCGGCCAGACGGAGGTCGCTGTCTTCACAGCTTACGAATCTGAGGAGTAAGAGTGACCTGGCGAGGGAGAAATCCCTCGCCACCTCTGATGTGTCAGGCATCCTCAACGCGCCCGCACTTAACCCGCTTCGGCGGGTTTTTTATTGCGTAGCGTAGCTGATTAGCTTTTTGTGTACTCCATTGGTTGCGGTTCTTGAGGGGGCGTTTGGGGTAAATAGAATCATATTACTTAGTTAGCGCGCAGGGAGAAGAGGGATGGACCCCGAACAGGGGAGTGCTATTTATCTGGAAGGATTCTGTTGATGAAAATCGAAGAATTACGTGAAATTTTTAGTGAAGATGGCCTCTACACTGCGCGCGTTGAGAATGGCGCTATTGTCAGTCACTGCCGTATTAAATGTTTACAGTCTCAACAAGGGAAGAGTGGAGCTGCGTTAATTTATTTTGTGGATGGATTTGTGACGGATGGTTTTATTTTGCGTGAAAATGAATTTGTCACATCATTGCAGTCTCTGAAAGAAGCTGAGCTTAAGGCTGGTTTTTCTGCTTTTGAATATGAGTGAATTCAACTACAATTCAGCGCAGGGCTGAACCCCTGTTGAGTAACACTGTGCCAGCGGAGAAAGCCGATGGCGCAAAATTCCAGACTACATAATTCTGATAATTCAGCCGTCTTTGCCAGCAGGCACGGGCGGCGTTTTCTCACATTCAAATCTGACTGGTTCCAGCATGAACCATGCACTGAAGAACAGGCCGAATGGCTGATTCAGAACTACCGCAGACGTGGATACGAGATTAAGAAATCCCTCAGCCTCGATTATCGTCTCTGGATAATCTACGTCAGGCTGCCGTACTCCGAGCGCCCACCGCGTCCGTCTCGCACATTCCAGCAACGCATCTGGAGGTAACGTGCGGGTATTACTTCGACCTGTTCTGGTACCGGAACTCGGGCTGGTGATCGTTAAGCCGGGCCGTGAATCCATGCCGGTATTCCACAATACCCGGGTATTGGTGGAGCCGGAACCGAAAAGCATGCGTAATCTGCCGTCCGGGGTCGTTCCTGCCGTTCGCCAGCCGCTGGTGGAAGACAAAACATTGCTGCCGTTTTTCAGTAACGCACGGGTGATTCGTGCTGCTGGTGGTGCTGGTGCATTGTCTGACTGGCTGTTGCGCCATATTAAATCCTGCCAGTGGCCACACGGCGATTATCATCACAGCGAAACCGTCATTCACCGTTATGGTACCGGCGCAATGGTGTTGTGCTGGCACTGCGACAACCAGCTGCGTGACCAGACATCCGAATCACTCGAGCAACTTGCTCATCAAAACCTGTCAGCATGGATGATTGACGTCATCGGTCACGCAATAAGCGGTACGCAGGAGCGTGAATTATCTTTGGCTGAATTATCCTGGTGGGCGGTCTGCAATCAGGTGGCGGACGCGCTACCGGAGACAGTATTACGTCGTTCTCTGGGGTTACGTGCAGAGAAAATTTGCTCGGTGTACCGCGAGAGCGACATCATACCGGGAGAACCGACAGCCACCAGCATACTGAAGCAGCGCACAAAAAATATTGCGCTGCCACTTCACGTCCACCAGCAACAAAATCCACCACAGAAAAAAACGGTTGTCAGTATCGCCGTTGATCCGGAGTCTCCTGAATCGTTCATGAGGCGACCTAAACGTCGCCGCTGGGTAAATGAGAAATACACGCGCTGGGTAAAGACACAGCCGTGTGCGTGTTGTGGTAAGCCAGCCGACGATCCCCATCACCTGATTGGTCATGGTCAGGGCGGAATGGGAACAAAGGCCCACGATATTTTTACACTACCGCTGTGCCGGGAGCATCACAACGAACTTCATGCGGATCTGCTGGCGTTCGAAGAAAACCATGGTTCCCAGATTGATTTAATTTTTCGTTTTCTTGATCACGCCTTTGCAACCGGCGTGCTTGGGTAAAAGAGGTTACTGATGCGTATAGAGTTTGTTTTGCCTTACCCGCCGACGGTGAACACCTACTGGCGACGTTATGGCAGCACATATTTTGTATCAAAAGCCGGTGAGCGTTATCGCCGTGATGTGGTGCTCATTGTTCGCCAGCAGCGGTTGAAATTAAACCTGTCCGGAAGGCTGGCGATAAAGATTATTGCAGATCCACCGGATAAGCGCCGTCGTGACCTGGACAATATCCTGAAAGCACTGCTGGATGCGCTGACACATGCGGGGCTGCTTATAGACGACGAGCAGTTTGATGAAATCAATATTGTGCATGGTCTGCCTGTTTGCGGTGGGCGACTGGGCGTGAATATATTCGTAATAAGAGGATGTAATGATGTTGCGTGATATTCAGCTGGTTATGGAGCGGTGGGGAGCATGGGCAGCAAATAATCATGAAGATGTAACATGGTCCTCGATAGCTGCTGGTTTTAAAGGATTAATCCCAACTAAAGTGAAATCACGTCCTCAGTGTTCTGATGATGACGCCATGATAATTTGTGGCTGTATGGCACGATTAAACAAGAATAATCAGTATTTGCACGATTTGTTGGTCGATTATTACGTAGGTGGAATGACATTTATGGCTCTTGCACGTAAGCATAGATGTTCTGATGGGCTTATTGGTAAAAGACTTTATAAAGCTGAAGGTATTATTGAAGGAATGCTTATGGCTCTGAATGTCCGGTTAGATATGGATATGCGGTAGGGATATATAGTGACGAGGGTTATGTTTTCTGTGTTTATAATTAATATGTTTATTTTTTTGATGGTCATGAATTTTATGGAAGGTAAACAAAATGTTGCCAGGTGAATTGAAAATATTGATAATCAATCTTCATCATTAAATAAAAGGAGTGTTTATGTGGATTGTGTTAGCACTGTCACTGTCAACTCTCAGTTGGCATAAGGTAGTGGCTTTTTCATTGTTGACGGTGTCTGTTGTCCTGGCTGTGCTTAATGATATTATTGATTGGCCGGTGTTGTTTTTTGTTGCTACAATCGTTTTTTTTATTATTTTGAAGTTCAACTGGAAATATAACGCCTGGGCTAAATCCATATATGAAGCTGGCATAGTTTTATCAGCCATAGCATTATCTTTTCATTTATGGCCAGGGTTTCACAATCCTGTAGTGCTAAAGTCTGTCACTGTCGGACCTCAAAGCACTCCCTATACAATGTATTTTAATTTTGATAAAGCGCTGGTGCCATTTTTGTTAGTCCTGTGTACAGCTTCTTTGTTTAAAAAAGAAGTAAAATCAGAAGTGTCTTTGTGGAAATGGGGGGCTCTGTTGCTCTCTGTTCCTCTTATCCTGTTTTTGGCTGTTTTTTTTGGTGGGTTAAAGCCAGAGATTCATTTTCCAGAGTGGTTGCCAGAGTTTATATTGGCTAATTTGTTTTTTGTGTCTCTGGCAGAGGAGTCATTATTTAGAGGGTATATTCAATCACGGCTATCAGAAGTGACGTCTCCATTGGTTGCGTTAATTGTGGCGTCTTTGTTGTTTGGTTTTTATCACTATTCAGGTGGTGCTTTACTTGTATTATTTGCCACGTTATCTGGTGTTGTGTATGGATTGTCATGGATGTGGAGTGGGCGCTTGTGGGTGGCAACCCTTTTCCATTTTGGTCTGAATCTGTGTCACTTGTTATTCTTTACCTATCCATTCTTAAAACATAATTGATTTTTTCTATGGCTTTAAATTTATAACACTGAAAAATAGCAGTATGTGACATTTGCATGAAAAATATGCACGGCAAAGCATTTACGTACGTAAAAAATCATGTATGCTTTTAAGAGTGGTTATTTCACCGCATAGCCTGAACCCGCCTCCTCTGAGCGGGTTTTTTGTGCCCGCAAAGTAGCGCAGTGCGTTAAATGTGCTGGTGGTTATTAATACTGGTCTTTCTGCTTGCTGGCTTTTTCGACAAGAGTTATTGGTATGTCACGTTAACCAGAAAAGGGAAAAAGACATGCTAAAACAGCAGGATATGACCGAAACCGCCAGAGTGGTGTTTAATGAATTAAGCGTCACCGAACCGGCGACCGTCGGGGAGATTGCGCAGAATACTTACCTTTCACGCGAGCGCTGCCAGTTAATACTGACTCAGCTTGTTATGGCGGGTCTGGCAGATTATCAGTTCGGTTGTTACAGACGCCTTCCGCAGTGAAGGCTTTTTAATTTGTGGTAATGGGCGGCTGGTGGGTGTTAGCGGCACCTGCCAGCCATCTGCTCATGCGTTGGGGTCACAAGCAAACCTCAGGCCCATCTGCTTTGCGCAAAAGCGGTATGAGCCTATCAGAGAAGTGCTTATTGATCTATGGCTAATACTGTAAAAATATCCAGCTGCGAGTTAATCAACGCTGATTTCCTGGAATTTATCCAGACCTTACCGGAAAACTCTGTCGATCTGATAGTCACAGACCCGCCATACTTTAAAGTGAAGCCCGAGGGCTGGGATAACCAGTGGAAGGGCGACGATGATTACCTGAAATGGCTGGATCAGTGTCTGGCGCAGTTCTGGTGGGTATTAAAACCCGCCGGAAGTCTTTACCTGTTCTGTGGTCATCGCCTGGCATCTGATATCGAAATCATGATGCGTGAGCGCTTTAATGTGCTGAACCACATTATCTGGGCGAAGCTGTCCGGGCGCTGGAACGGGTGCAACAAGGAAAGCCTGCGGGCGTATTTCCCGGCAACAGAGCGCATTCTGTTTGCGTCCGGGAGATTTGGTTGCCGACTTTTTCATGGGATCAGGCTCCATAATAAAAGCAGCGCTGGCACTTGGGGGCATGGCGTTAAGCGTTGAACTTGAGTCTGAACGTTTTGAGCATACTGCGGGTGAAATAGTTACGTTGGCAGATAATTAAATCACTGCACAATAAGCTAATGAATTAATGTTAACTTCCCGTATTATTGGGTTACTTCGAGAGAAAGGTGCATTACATTTCAGATGTATTTCATCTCACATCCGAGGAAGCAATGTCGACTTAGCTCAGCAGGCAGAGCAACTGACTTGTAATCAGTAGGTCACCAGTTCGATTCCGGTAGTCGGCACCATATGCGGGTATCGTATAATGGCTATTACCTCAGCCTTCCAAGCTGATGATGCGGGTTCGATTCCCGCTACCCGCTCCAACATTTGATAGAGGCGTATTGCAGCACTGGCGTATTTTTATTACGTGAGGACAGATTGTTTTTTTTAGGAACTCTCAGTTTTCGGGCTATGTTTTGAGGCCAGGTTAGCCTTAGTGCTGATTTTTTACAATACCGGAATGGTGCATTATTGGTTGGGCTACGTAGTGAGCCCTATGGCAGGTACCGGTGATGCACCATTCCGATGTTGTAAACATCACTTAGAGTAAGTTATAGAACAATTTGCTACTAAGTAAAACCTGAAACCTGGGAATACATCTTTACCGCCACACCTGGCGGTTTTTTTTATTCTGTTTTTTCATGGCTCGCTACGGCGGCCTTTTTCATGTATACCCTGGCGGTTATTATGATGGCTTGTTTATTTGTTCATAAGAGGATTGATACAGTGGTCACTTATGCTGATATCAGGGCAAAACGGGCCGAAATACTGAAAGCTAAGCAGGAATACATTCAGCGGTTGCGGGATACAGCCACAAGGCTGGTCAATGCCTATGAGTCTTCACTGGCGTTGCCGGAACTGCAATGGCGAGACATTGAGGGTGAGTTACATCCTTACGTCTATATTTGCCTCAATGGCTTCAGTGTCCGACCGGAGGATTTGCAGGTAGACCTTAGGGACGGAGTTGCGTTTAATTTATACACAGTTGTTGATGACAATCCCCGCCAGTCTGCAAGTGTGGAAGTTGGTGTAAAGATTGTGCTGCTTGATGGCGATAACCTGACGATTTCAGTTAATGGTTATGGGGACAGAACATTTTCGCACGTAGATACCGATGCAAAAATTAACGAGGTATGCGAGTTCATCAAAGACAGTATTTTAATGTCGATGAATGATGTGAATTTGGCAAAGCATCTCTGCCGAAGATAGAAGGCAGGAGTCGTAAAAAGGAATCGTTCGAAAATCTCAGAATCACCAGGCTGCGCATTTGCGTGGCCTTTTTTGTATCCGCGCCACGCCCGGCGCATATCAAAAACCACAGAGCCTTTCAGGGGTGAGCTTACGGGATGGTCAGTGTGACTTTCTCTGTGGGCTGGTCACCCCAGGGCGCAGGCTCACCCACTAAAAGGAAAAGTCACGATGTTTGGTATTTTCAAAAAGAAAACACGCAAGGCCATTACCGAAGTGAAGAAGATGGAGAATCGCGATGCAGTGGAGGCGACCGTCTGGGGTGCGTATTCCATTGCATATGCTGACGGCACCTGTGACGCGAAAGAAATCGCGGTACTGGAGAAAACCATTGCAGCACTTCCTGCCTTTGCGCCGTTCTCGGGTGAGATTGCACAAATGAGTGCAAATATCCGCGCCCGTTATGAAGCATCGCCGCGTTCTGCCAATGCCGAAGCCCTCCGCCAGCTGGCTGATATTGCAGGTACTGATGACGCAGTTAATGTGCTGTGCCTGTGTCTGGATATCGCTGACCAGGATGGTATTGGTCCGGATGAAGAAGCACAGCTCAAGAAAATTGCTCAGGCGCTGCAGCTACCACTGGAGCAGTACCTGTGAAAAGTGCGCGCCTTGTGCTGGCTGCCATCCTGCTGTTTCTGGTAGTGGCAGTGGATTTCACCGGACGGCTGATGTCGGTACTGGCAGATGGTGTGCTGGTGGCGGGGATGGTGATAATGGTGTTGCCTTTGCTGAAGAGTGTAAAAAATACACAGACGTGAAATGTTAAATCCATCACAATTAAGTTGATTGGGCATTGCTGGTTGACGGAGCTTTTGTTAGAAAAAATTTGCATGGTGGATCCCCCCGGGTGGTGGGCATATGAGTGATGTATGTTTCTGTTCTGCTCCTTTATTATGCTGATTCGGGTACTGATACTGAATTCATCGGGAGGCACCCGGCACCATGCAAGCATGCCCCTCTCCTGAGGGGCTTTTTATATAAACAGGTTCTACAGATTCTATCAGACATGCGTAAACTTATTATGGCCTGTGTCGTTTTAGTCCGTAGGGGCATATTTGCAGAATGCAACGGTTATTAAAGCATTCATTAAATACGTTATCTGAATTTGCAGGGCATTCTTGGCTGTTTTTGATTAAATCCCAGAATCTTTTATTGAATGGTACAACGTTGTAAATGGTTACAGGTAGCACTTTGTTATTGAGTACGATACCTGTGTGAGTCAGCGTAAATATACTTTCAGGAGGTAAGAAAACATCCGATTGATACCAGATTATTAATTTTATTTTACTCCATATGGCTGAAAAAGATATTCCACATGATGGCTGGATAACTGTGTCAATCACAATCCACTTCATTTAGTTTCCTTATTTATGCCTTGCTGGTGATGTTCTGAAAAGTATAAATGATAATTTTGAATGTAAACCATAGAGCAGAATTATTTTTCTGATGTATGAGGTATCAGGACCATCAGTAATTAACGGGTGGCTTTTTTATTGTTGTCAGCTTCCGGATAACGGGAGACGGGGTATGTACCAGATGGAAAAAATCACAACAGGTGTGTCATACACCACGTCAGCGGTGGGGACGGGATACTGGTTACTGCAGCTGCTGGACAAAGTCTCTCCGTCCCAGTGGGTGGCAATAGGCGTGCTGGGGAGTCTGCTGTTTGGTCTGCTGACGTACCTGACGAACCTGTATTTCAAAATTAAAGAAGACCGGCGTAAGGCGGCGCGGGGAGAGTAGACGATGAACCATGAAGAAATGAATCAGCGCATAAGTTGCCTGGAAAATGAAATCACTGAACTGAATAAAAAACTGTCGGTGCTGATGGTTTCTGAAGATGAAAAAAAACGCCGCGATGAGCAGGAAGCAGCGTTTTACGATGATTGCATCAAAATTGCTCGCAGGACCTTTGCGAAGATTTTGCAGGAAAAGTTTTTACCGACCGCATTGTCAGAAAAGTACTCCATTACAGTTAAAAGTGCCGGAGAGGAAGGCAATAAACGTTATTTTATTGCGTCTGCACCGGATAAAGACCAGGAATGGGGGGATAATCGGCCATCTTTTATTGTGACAAGCGATGACTGGAATATCACGATCCGTGAAGATGGAAAAGTAACACCAGCATCGCACCAGCACAGTGAGGCGCTCATTGAATTTGCCATTGATTACCTGAAGAACAATAAAAAGCAGGGACTAATGAAGCGCATTGGTCGTTGCATGGGATATCTGCAGGTAGCTGCTGAGATTGAAGCGCTGGCCAGTGGTGCGGACAAGGATGCAGTTGTGCGGGAGGCTCTTCTTCGTGATTTTGATAATCCGCCCTTTAAAAAAGTGCCGGCTTACTGGTTTCATCCAGGACTGACTTATCTTAAAGGACGTATATAAGCTGGCTCGTTATCTGTTGCCGGATAATCGACGGAAGATGCGTTCTTTTTGTGATTTGGCGTAATGATGATCCCACTCACATTCAAGGTAGTTTAATTCTTCGTTTAACCAGTCATTTATATTGTCTTTCAGACGTAGAAGCATGGCTGGTGTTAATATTCTGGACATAATGTCGAGAGTTGGTGGTGTGAGGTGTCCATACGGTTCAGCCTGAATGGATTTTACTGCTTCGTGGTTTTGCTGAATGAGTTTAAGGAATGCTGATTTAAATTGTTCATTCATGGCCTGCATGCAGGCGGTATATTTATGTTCATCGTTATACATTGCTAAATCCTCGACGGGAATTGTCAGATATATTTCAGCCATCAGGTAAAACACCAGTGCCCACCACTGGCAGGCTGAAGACTTAACATATCCAGGGATTCGGAACCGATAAATCCTGATAAATATCCATGAACACCAAAATCAAATACGGTCTGTCGGCTGCCGTTCTGGCGCTGATTGCCGCAGGTGCGCCTGCGCCTGAAATCCTCGACCAGTTTCTGGATGAAAAGGAAGGTAACCACACCACGGCATACCGTGATGGTGCGGGGATCTGGACCATCTGCCGTGGTGCCATTCTGGTGGATGGTAAGCCTGTTATTCCTGGCATGAAGCTGTCAAAGGAAAAATGCGACCGGGTTAACGCCATCGAACGTGACAAGGCGCTGGCATGGGTGGAGAAAAACATCAAAGTGCCGCTGACCGAACCCCAGAAAGCGGGGATCGCGTCATTCTGTCCGTATAACATTGGCCCCGGTAAGTGTTTCCCGTCGACGTTTTATAAACGAATTAATGCAGGTGATCGAAAAGGTGCCTGCGAAGCGATTCGCTGGTGGATTAAGGACGGTGGCAGAGACTGCCGTATCCGCTCAAATAATTGCTACGGTCAGGTATCCCGGCGAGATCAGGAAAGTGCGCTGGCGTGCTGGGGTATCGACAGATAAGCAGAATATTTTGCTGAAAAATGGCGTTTGCTCACGCGGACGGATAACACGAAATCCTGCGAACTGACAAAAACTAAGTGAATAAAAGTAAAACCCCGTTTGTTGGCAGCAAGCGGGGTTTTGTGTTTCTGACCTTGGATAAGGCAAGGGAGAACATGGAAAAGTATAAACGAATTCTGTTGAGGTTGACTATGAAAAACGGCCTTGAACTGAAAGCGCCTGTAACTGATGACATCAGCAGAGCGCTGGCTTTTGCTATTAAGTGGGTGGCGGTCGGTATTGCTGTGTCTCCGATGCTGTATGGGCTGGCAAAACTGGTCATTGCGTTGAAATCGTGAAGAGGATTAAGCATGTCAGACAAGCTCATAACGCTGGCGAAGATCCTCTGTGTAATCGTCGGCATTTCATTTTCACTAATGCTGGTTGCTCTTAGGCTGGATGATGTTGTCTTCGTCGGGGATGCTGGGGTGAGGGGGATATGAACCGTGTTCTGTGTGTGGTGATTATTGTCCTGCTGGTAGCCTGTGGTGCGCTTGGTCTGGGGCTGAATCATTACCGCGATAACGCCATCACCTACAAAGCGCAGCGCGATAAAAAAGTCAGAGAGCTGGAGCTGGCGAACGCGACAATTACTGATATGCAGATACGCCAGCGTGATGTCGCTGCACTTGATGCCAGATACTCGAGGGAATTAGCCGATGCGAGAGCTGAAAATGAAACTCTGCGTGCTGATGTTGCCGCTGGTCGTAAGCGCCTGCGGATCAACGCCACCTGCTCCGGTACCGTGCGTGAAGCCACCGGCACCTCCGGCGTGGATAATGCAACCGGCCCCCGACTGGCAGACACAGTTGAACGGGATTATTTCACTCTCAGAGAGCGGTTGATGATGATGCAGAAGCAGCTGGAAGGGGCGCAGGAATATATCCGCACTCAGTGTATTAACTAGTATTTTTGTTATCCGGAGAATGCATGAAGAAATTACTGGTAACCGTAAAGCCTTTTCAGGGAACAATTCTGTTCCGTATTTTGCAGCGTGGTCGTGTTCTTGTTGAAGGTTCGTTCAGTGGTAAATGTACGCAATTACACTCCCGGATCTTTCAGGTGAATGCCACGAATGAAGAGCTAACCGTTGAGTGTACGATGAATGCCGCTAAATGCCGCATGGTATCGGCTGCATTACAGCCAGTGTGTTGAGCGACCTTATTATCCATGCGCGGTATTGTCGCCGTATTCCCGTATTAACAGAGACCGCAGCCCGACAGGGAGACTCCTCTGCGCGAGTGTGCGGGGATAATCAAAAACGATACACACCGGGGTTTACTGCGTTAACGGAGCGCGGCGTTGTCCCCTCATAGTCGCCTGGCCGGTGCGATGGTGGAAGAAACCGGAAATTTATTCAATAAAAAAACCTGCCGGGTTGTTACGGCAGGTTATGGCACATGCAGAAGAGAATGTTGTTGTTATGACGAATTTTTTATCAGATTTTAATGCAAGTATTCAATTCGAAATAACCGAGCCTGAATTACAATATATGTTATGAATTATTCTCTTATTTTTTGAGCCATTCAACAAGACTGGCATGGAGCCGTTACCCGATCTCCATAAAGGAATAACAGGAAATATCTTATTATTAAGCATTTCTGAATAATAAATGAGGTCGCTGGATTAATATATTGTCTTTTTAACTGGAGTTGCGGTAGTTTTGCCCGATGTTTTTTGATGACTTATTATTTATTCTTATGCAATATGCGATTTTAAGTATGTTAAGTCTTTATCGGATTGTTTATGTAAGCACGATGGTTAAATTTTATGATTCTCTGCCGTCTGACATGGATTGAATTTGCTCATTATTTGACTGGGTGAATACATCATAAAACGAAAACGGGGCAACTGCACTCGCAGGCTCTTTGTCAGTGTCGCTGGTGTGTTTTGGGGCTGATAACGATGAAGACCTCTCCCGGAGGAGATTCAGACATACCTGCACAAAGCCTGAATTGAAAAGCAACAGTTATAATGTGCAGTGCGGTGGGGATGAAAAATATGTGAGCATAATCAAAAAAACTGCTGTGTTGGAGCACAGCAGTAAAGGTACTGATAAGGGTAGAAGATTATTATTGTTATTCTTTTTTATTTTATATGACGGATGATTTCAATTCGGAATAAATACGACTAATAACTGCGACTTTTTGTAAATTCAGCAATATAAAGAAATGGTTATATGAACAGTTATCACAGAGCAGACGGTGTATCATTCTTTGTTACAGTTAACTGACGGGCACATTTTATGTCTGCTGCCAGCCTCCGGCGACAGGCTTCAATAACCCATGCCGAAAAGTTGCCGGAGCCTTTATGCTCAAGGGCGATATTGATCTGCTCAATCATGTGATTGGGAAAACGGATGTTACGGGTTGTTGTTTTGCTGGTTTTGTTCTTCGATGACATTGTCTTTTTCCATATTCACTGCAGTGTTCTGTATTGTCCAAAGATGTTTTTACTTAAATTTGATGCAGATCAATTAATGCATTGAGACCGAACTCATTATTTGTCCTCTTTCATGGTGAACTTGTCGGTTGAGATAACTTTTATTTAATTGATAATTATTATCATTTTCGGGTCCTTTCTGGCGATCCGGCCTGTTACGGGGCGGCGACCTCGCGGGTTTTCGCTATTTATGAAAATTTTCCGGGATCCATGTCCGGTTTCTCTTCAAGTTAACTATATGAAAAATATAAAAACAGGTTTTCTGTGAACCGGACATGAACAAAAATAGACATGTAAGCCGGACATGACCGGTTTTGTTGTGATTGTGAGGTGAGAGTTTTTGCGAGGTGAGGAGTGGCTACGCAGACTGAAGTTGCCAGGCATTTAAGTCTGACCGATCGCCAGCTTCGCAGATTGCAGAAATTGCCGGGTGCCCCGATATCGAATAAGAGAGGGCAACTGGATCTGGATGCCTGGCGCGATTTTTACATATCGTATCTGAGGAGAAGTAAAAACGATGTGCCTGATGGCGATAGCGAAGACGACTATGAGGAGAAATTGCTTATTGCCAGATGGGAACTGACAGCAGAACAGGCTGTTACACAGCAGTTAAAAAATGAGGTGTCAAAAGGAAAACTTATTGACACCGGGTTCTGTATTTTTGCCCTCAGTAAGCTGGCAATGGCGTTATCCAGTACGCTTGATTCCATCCCTTTATCCATGCAGCGACAGTTTCCTGATTTAACACCGCGCCATCTTGACCATCTGAAAACCCTTATTGCGAAGGGGGCAAATCAGTGTGCGCGGGCGGGGGATAAATTACCGGATTTACTCGATGAATATATCAGAGCAACAACTGAATAATATGATGAGCGCTGTCACAACAGCATTACAGCCCCTGATAAGGGCATTGCCGGTGACGCCAGTTGAATGGGCTGATCAAAATTATTATCTGCCTAAAGAATCTTCATATGGTGAGGGAGAATGGAAAACGCTGCCATTCCAGATCGCCATCATGAACAGCATGGGGAATGATCAGATCCGCACTGTTAATCTGATTAAATCTGCCCGTGTTGGCTATACAAAGATGTTGCTGGGGGTGGTCGGGTATTTTATTGAGCATAAATCCCGAAACAGTCTGCTTTTTCAGCCTACGGATTCTGCCGCTGAAGATTTTATGAAGTCTCACGTGGAGGCGACGATTCGGGACGTGCCATGCCTGAAAGACCTTTCCCCATGGCTGGGTCGTAAACATCGTGACAATACTCTCACGCTGAAACGCTTTTCATCGGGTGTGGGCTTCTGGTGCCTGGGCGGCGCTGCCGCCAAAAACTACCGTGAAAAATCCGTGGACGTGGTCTGCTATGACGAACTTTCCTCGTTCGAGCCGGATGTCGAAAAAGAGGGCTCGCCAACCCTGCTGGGGGATAAGCGTATTGAGGGCTCTGTATGGCCAAAATCCATTCGCGGCTCGACGCCTAAAATCAAAGGCACCTGTCAGATCGAAAAAGCCGCTAACGAGTCGGCACATTTCATGCGTTTTTATGTGCCCTGCCCGCACTGTGGGGAGGCGCAGTATCTGAAATTTGGCGATGAATCCACGCCTTTTGGCCTTAAATGGGAGAAGGACAGCCCCGAAAGCGTTTTCTACCTCTGTGAACATTATGGCTGCGTGATCCATCAGTCTGAGCTTGACCAGAGCAACGGGCGGTGGATCTGTGAAAACACGGGCATGTGGACCCGTGACGGCCTGATGTTTTTCTGCGCCCGGGGTGATGAAATTCCGCCGCCGCGCTCCATCACTTTCCATATCTGGACGGCGTACAGTCCGTTCACCACCTGGGTACAGATAGTCTATGACTGGCTGGATGCACTGAAAGATCCCAACGGCCTGAAAACCTTTGTGAACACCACGCTGGGCGAGACCTGGGAAGAGGCCGTGGGCGAAAAACTCGATCACCAGGTACTGATGGATAAGGTTGTGCGTTACACGGCGGCGGTGCCTGCCCGGGTGGTTTATCTGACGGCGGGCATTGACTCGCAGCGAAACCGTTTTGAGATGTATGTCTGGGGATGGGCTCCGGGAGAGGAAGCCTTTCTGGTGGATAAAATCATCATTATGGGGCGTCCCGATGAGGAAGAGACGCTGTTACGTGTGGATGCGGCGATCAACAAAAAATACCGCCATGCAGACGGAACCGAAATGACCATTTCCCGTGTCTGCTGGGACACCGGGGGGATCGATGGCGAAATCGTTTATCAGAGGTCAAAAAAACACGGTGTTTTCCGGGTGCTGCCGGTAAAAGGCGCATCTGTCTATGGCAAGCCGGTGATCACCATGCCAAAAACCCGCAATCAGCGGGGCGTGTATCTGTGTGAAGTGGGGACGGACACCGCAAAAGAAATTCTCTATGCCCGTATGAACGCTGAACCCACGCCTGCGGATGAAGCCACGTCGTATGCCATCCGTTTTCCTGATGATCCGGAGATTTTTTCGCAGACAGAAGCGCAGCAACTGGTCGCGGAAGAGCTTGTGGAGAAGTGGGAAAAAGGAAAGATGCGTCTGCTGTGGGATAACAAAAAGCGGCGTAACGAAGCGCTGGACTGTCTGGTGTATGCCTACGCGGCATTACGTGTGTCCGTGCAACGCTGGCAGCTTGATCTGGCTGTACTGGCAAAATCCCGGGAAGAAGAGACGACCCGGCCAACCCTTAAAGAACTGGCAGCGAAGCTGTCCGGAGGAGTGAATGGTTACAGTCGCTGAACTGCAGGCGCTGCGTCAGGCGCGCCTTGATTTATTAACCGGTAAACGGGTGGTGTCTGTCCAGAAAGATGGTCGCAGAATTGAATATACGGCAGCTTCTCTGGATGAGCTTAACCGGGCGATCAATGATGCGGAGTCGGTACTGGGGACAACCCGACGTCGCCGTCGTCCGCTGGGAGTGAGGTTATGAAACGAACGCCTGTCCTGATTGATGTGAACGGCGTTCCGCTTCGTGAGAGTCTCAGCTACAACGGGGGCGGCGCAGGATTTGGCGGGCAAATGGCTGAGTGGTTGCCACCGGCGCAGAGTGCCGATGCGGCCCTGCTGCCCGCGTTGCGTCTGGGGAATGCCCGGGCAGATGATCTGGTGCGCAATAACGGAATAGCGGCTAATGCGGTGGCTCTGCATAAGGATCACATTGTCGGGCATATGTTTCTGATCAGCTACCGTCCGAACTGGCGCTGGCTGGGGATGCGGGAGACCGCAGCAAAAAGCTTTGTCGATGAGGTGGAGGCGGCCTGGTCGGAATACGCCGAAGGGATGTCTGGAGAGATCGACGTGGAAGGAAAACGCACGTTCACGGAATTTATCCGTGAAGGTGTGGGCGTTCATGCGTTTAACGGCGAAATCTTTGTGCAGCCGGTCTGGGATACGGAAACCACGCAGTTATTCCGTACGCGTTTTAAAGCCGTGAGTCCGAAACGGGTGGACACGCCTGGACACGGTATGGGGAACCGTTTTCTGCGGGCTGGTGTGGAGGTCGATCGATATGGCCGTGCCGTCGCGTACCATATCTGTGAGGATGATTTTCCGTTCTCTGGTAGTGGACGATGGGAACGGATCCCGCGTGAACTTCCCACCGGGCGTCCGGCCATGCTGCATATTTTCGAGCCGGTGGAGGACGGGCAGACCCGTGGGGCTAATCAGTTTTACAGCGTCATGGAACGGCTGAAGATGCTCGATTCCCTGCAGGCAACACAGCTTCAGTCGGCCATAGTGAAGGCGATGTATGCAGCGACGATTGAAAGTGAACTTGATACCGAAAAGGCCTTTGAATATATCGCCGGCGCGCCACAGGAGCAGAAGGATAATCCGCTTATTAATATTCTGGAGAAGTTCTCCAGCTGGTATGACACGAATCACGTGACACTGGGCGGTGTCAAAATTCCGCACCTTTTCCCTGGTGATGATCTGAAACTACAGACTGCGCAGGATTCAGACAATGGATTTTCTGCGCTTGAACAGGCGCTTCTGCGGTATATCGCCGCCGGTCTTGGCGTTTCCTACGAACAGTTGTCCCGTGATTACTCGAAGGTCAGTTACTCAAGTGCCCGCGCCTCCGCCAATGAGTCGTGGCGCTATTTTATGGGGCGGCGAAAATTTATTGCGGCCCGGCTGGCCACGCAGATGTTTTCCTGCTGGCTGGAAGAGGCACTTCTTCGGGGGATTATTCGTCCGCCACGGGCACGTTTTGATTTTTATCAGGCGCGATCAGCCTGGTCACGGGCAGAGTGGATTGGTGCCGGAAGAATGGCCATTGACGGGCTCAAGGAAGTCCAGGAATCGGTGATGCGCATTGAGGCCGGACTGAGCACGTATGAGAAAGAGCTGGCGCTGATGGGCGAGGATTATCAGGACATTTTCCGCCAGCAGGTCAGGGAATCTGCAGAGCGGCAAAAAGCCGGACTCTCACGTCCGGTGTGGATAGCGCAGGCGTATCAGCAGCAGATAGCGGAGAGTCGCAGGCCGGAAGAGGAGACAACACCACGTGAGACGTAATCTTTCACACATTATTGCCGCAGCATTCAATGAACCGCTGCTTCTGGAGCCCGCCTATGCGCGGGTTTTCTTTTGCGCGCTCGGGCGCGAGATGGGGGCAGCAAGTCTTTCGGTACCACAACAGCAGGTACAGCTTGATGCTCCCGGAATGCTGGCTGAAACGGACGAGTACATGGCCGGAGGTAAACGACCGGCCCGTGTTTACCGGGTGGTGAACGGTATTGCGGTACTGCCGGTGACCGGCACGCTGGTGCACAGGCTGGGTGGTATGCGGCCATTTTCCGGAATGACAGGCTATGATGGCATTGTCGCCTGTCTTCAGCAGGCAATGGCGGATAGCCAGGTGCGGGGCGTACTGCTGGACATTGACAGTCCGGGCGGGCAGGCCGCCGGCGCGTTTGACTGCGCTGACATGATTTATCGCCTCCGCCAGCAGAAGCCGGTCTGGGCACTGTGCAATGACACGGCCTGTTCTGCAGCCATGCTGCTGGCGTCGGCCTGCTCCCGACGGCTGGTTACCCAGACATCCCGTATCGGCTCCATTGGCGTGATGATGAGCCATGTCAGCTATGCCGGGCATCTGGCACAGGCCGGTGTGGATATCACGCTGATTTACTCAGGGGCGCATAAGGTGGATGGCAATCAGTTTGAAGCCTTACCGGCAGAGGTTCGCCAGGACATGCAGAAGCGCATTGATGCGGCGCACCGGATGTTTGCCGAAAAAGTGGCGATGTATACCGGGTTGTCTGTGGATGCGGTCACGGGAACAGAGGCCGCCGTTTTTGAAGGTCAGTCCGGCATTGAGGCCGGGCTGGCGGATGAATTAATCAATGCGTCGGATGCCATCAGTGTGATGGCAACGGCGCTGAACACACATGATACAGGAGGCACTATGCCGCAATTAACTGCAACGGAAGCCGCCGTGCAGGAGAACCAGCGAGTAATGGGGATCCTGACATGCCAGGAAGCGAAAGGACGTGAACAGCTTGCCACGATGCTGGCAGGACAACAGGGCATGAGCGTTGAACAGGCCCGGGCGATTCTGGCCGCGGCGGCACCGCAGCAGCGGTGGCATCCACGCAGAGTGAAGCCGATCGCATTATGGCGTGTGAAGAGGCGAAAGGTCGTGAACAACTGGCGGCAACGCTGGCGGCGATGCCGGAGATGACGGTGGAAAAAGCCCGCCCTGTCCTGGCTGCTTCACCGCAGGCGGATGCCGGACCCTCACTCCGTGATCAGATCATGGCACTGGATGAGGCAAAAGGGGCTGAGGCGCAGGCTGAACAGCTGGCTGCCTGCCCGGGAATGACCGTGGAGAGCGCCCGGGCTGTGCTGGCTGCGGGATCAGGTAAGGCAGAGCCGGTCTCTGCATCCACAACCGCCATGTTTGAACATTTCATGGCGAACCATTCACCGGCAGCGGTACAGGGGTGGCGTGCCACAGACGTCAGCAGACGGTGATGCGGACGTGAAAATGCTCATGGCCATGCCATGAAGTCAGTGCTGACCATCAACAGGAGGTTTTTACAATATGGTAACGAAAACCATCACTGAACAGCGTGCGGAAGTACGTATTTTTGCAGGTAATGATCCGGCTCACACCGCCACAGGCAGCAGCGGGATTTCCTCGGCAACACCGGCACTGACGCCCCTGATGCTGGATGAAGCCAGCGGGAAACTGGTGGTCTGGGACGGACAGAAAGCCGGTAGTGCGGTTGGCATACTGGTACTGCCGCTTGAAGGCACAGAGACGGTACTGACCTATTACAAGTCGGGGACCTTTGCGACGGAGGCAATCCGCTGGCCTGAAAGTGTGGATGAACACAAAAAGGCAAATGCCTTTGCCGGCAGTGCCCTGAGTCACGCGGCGCTGCCGTAACACGTTATCAGGCCACCGCGGTGGCCTGACTGATTTCTGAATGAAAGGAACTGATTTATGGGATTGTTTACGACCCGCCAGTTGCTCGGTTATACCGAACAAAAAGTGAAATATCGTGCGCTGTTTCTGGAGCTGTTTTTCCGCCGTACGGTGAATTTCCATACCGAAGAGGTGATGCTGGACAAAATTACCGGAAAAACGCCGGTGGCGGCCTATGTTTCCCCGGTTGTTGAAGGAAAAGTGCTGCGTCATCGTGGTGGTGAAACCCGCGTGTTACGTCCGGGCTACGTCAAGCCGAAACACGAATTTAATTACCAGCAGGCGGTTGAGCGTCTTCCCGGTGAAGATCCGGCTCAGCTGAACGACCCGGCCTACCGTCGTCTGCGTATCATCACAGATAACCTCAAACAGGAAGAGCACGCCATTGTCCAGGTGGAAGAAATGCAGGCGGTGAATGCCGTGCTGTATGGCAAATACACCATGGAAGGAGACCAGTTCGAGAAAATTGAGGTTGATTTTGGACGCTCTGAAGGAAATAACATTGAGCAGGCCGACGGTAAAAAATGGTCTGAGCAGGACCGTGATACGTTTGATCCGACGCATGATATTGACCTTTACTGCGATCAGGCCAGCGGTCTTGTGAATATTGCCATTATGGACGGTACTGTCTGGCGTCTGCTGAATGGCTTTAAGCTTTTCCGCGAAAAACTGGATACCCGTCGCGGCTCAAATTCACAACTCGAAACGGCAGTGAAAGACCTGGGGGCTGTGGTGTCTTTCAAAGGGTATTACGGTGATCTGGCCATTGTGGTGGCAAAAACGTCTTATGTGGCAGAAGACGGTACCGAAAAACGTTATCTGCCGGAGGGTACACTGGTCCTGGGGAATACGGCAGCAGAGGGCATTCGTTGCTATGGTGCCATTCAGGATGCACAGGCGTTGTCCGAAGGTGTGGTGGCCTCTTCCCGTTATCCGAAACACTGGCTGACCGTGGGCGATCCGGCCCGTGAATTTACCATGACGCAGTCCGCACCGCTGATGGTGCTGCCAGATCCGGATGAGTTTGTGGTGGTGCAGGTGAAATAATCCGTGAGCGGGGGCGAAATGCCCCCGTGTCTTTTTTCACAGGGGGCTGATATGGCAACAAAAGAAGAAAATCTGAATCGTCTTCGTCAACTGGCTGGCCTGCTGGGGCGCGAGGCGGATATATCGGGGAGTGCTGCGGATATTGCGCAACGTGTGTCTGAGTGGGAAGAGGAGCTTGCTGCTTCCCGGGAGGGCATTATGCCTGGTGATGAGAGCGGGCCTGAGCAAAATCACACAGACGATGGTGAGCAGTTGCACAACACTGATGCTACGGATGATGTTAAAGCGGTTCGTGTGCGGAAATGCCTGCATGTGATGGGGTATTGCCCGGAGACAGGCCGTCCCGTTGAACTGACGTACCGGGGCATGCGTGTTCTGGTGCCATCACCACTGGCGACAGCCATGATACAGCACGGAACGGCTGAGCATGCGTGATTTTCAGAATGCCTTTGATGCTGCCCTTGCCGGGGTGGACAGCACGATTATTGAAGTGATGGGGCTCTGTGCGCAGTTCACCTCGGGGGCACAGTGTGGCAGCGAAGTTCAGGGGGTTTTTGACGATCCGGAGTCGCTGGGGTTTGCCGGTAGCGGGGTCCGTATTGAAGGAAGCTGCCCGTCATTATTTGTACGGACGGATACGGTTCGTGCTGTGCGGCGTGGTGACACGCTGACCATTAATGGTGAGACATTCTGGGTGGATCGTGTTTCTCCGGATGACGGGGGCAGTTGTTATCTCTGGCTCAACCGTGGGCAACCACCGGCAGTTAACCGGCGACGATAAACGCAGGGTGAATTATGGCGATAAAAGGGCTTGATCAGGCGATTGAAAATCTGAGCCGGGTTCGTAAAAACGCCATTCCGGCGGCTTCAGCAATGGCCATTAACCGCGTGGCCACAACGGCGATTAATCAGTCTTCGTCACAGGTTGCCCGGGAGACCAGGGTGAGCCGGAAACTGGTAAAGGAACGGTCCAGACTGAAACGGGCCACGGTCAGAAATCCGAATGCCAAAATTATCGTTAAACGCGGTGATCTCCCGGTGATTAAGCTGGGGATCAGGATGCTGGGCCGTCGTCCGAACAGCATACTCAAAGCCGGTCAGCATCGTTATCAGCGGGCATTTATTCAGCGATTAAAAAATGGTCGCTGGCATGTAATGCAGCGTGTGGCCGGGAAAAACCGTTACCCCATTGATGTGGTGAAAATCCCGATGGCGGCCCCACTGAAACAGGCGTTTGATGAAAACGTTGACCGTATCCGGCGTGAACGCCTGCCCGGAGAACTGGCATATGCGCTGAAACAACAACTGAGGATTGCGATAAAACGATGAAACATACTGATATCCGTGCTGCAGTGCTGGATGCACTGGAGCAGCATGAACACGGGGCGACGCTGTTTGATGGTCGCCCCGTTGTTTTTGACGAAGAGGATTTTCCCGCGGTCGCGGTTTATCTGACGGATGCAGAGTATACCGGTGAAGAGCTGGATGCAGATACCTGGCGGGCCACACTGCATATTGAGGTGTTTTTACCGGCACAGGTACCGGATTCAGAGCTTGATCAGTGGATGGAAAGCCGGATTTACCCGGCGATGGCGGCGATCCCTGCACTGGCAGGCATGATTACCACGATGGTTACGCAGGGCTATGACTATCGTCGTGATGACGATATGGCATTGTGGAGTTCTGCAGATCTGACTTATTCCATTACATACGAGATGTGAGGACGATATGGCAACACCAAATCCCCTGGCGCCGGTAAAAGGTGCCGGTACCACACTGTGGGTTTACACCGGCACGGGTGATGCTTATGCAAACCCGTTGTCAGACGATGACTGGCAGCGACTGGCTAAGGTGAAGGATCTGACACCCGGCGAGATGACGGCAGAATCCTACGATGATAACTACCTGGATGATGAAGACGCGGACTGGACCGCGACCGGGCAGGGACAGAAATCTGCGGGTGATACCAGTTTTACGCTGGCCTGGAAACCGGGAGAGGAAGGCCAGAAAGGGCTTATAGGCTGGTTTGAAAGCGGCGATGTCCGGGCCTATAAAATCCGTTTTCCGAATGGCACGGTGGATGTGTTTCGTGGCTGGGTCAGCAGTATCGGTAAGGCCGTGACGGCGAAAGAAGTGATCACCCGAACAGTGAAAGTTACCAACGTGGGCAAACCCTCCGTGGCGGAAGAACGCAGCGAAATTACGCCGGTCACTGCAATTAAGGTGACGCCGACATCCGGTACCGTGGAAAAAGGGAAAGCAACCACCCTGACTGTTTCTTTTGAGCCGGAAAGTGCAACCGACAAGACGTTCAGAGCGGTTTCCGCCGATCCGTCAACGGGAACCATTGCTGTGAAAGATATGGTGATCACTGTGACGGGGGTTAAGGCTGGAAAAGTGAGTATCCCCGTGATTTCCGGTAATGGTCAGTTTGCCACGGTAGCTGAAGTCACCGTTACTGAAGCGGGCGCTGCAGGGTAAACGGAGGTTATACATGTTTCTGAAAACAGAACAATTTGAATATAACGGTGTGTCCGTCACGCTTTCTGAACTGTCTGCGCTGCAGCGTATCGAGCATCTTGCCCTCCTGAAACGGCGGGCAGAAGAGTCTGAAGCCAGCGGCAACCTGCAGGTGAGCGTGGAAGACATTGTCAGAACCGGGGCGTTTCTGGTGGCGATGTCCCTGTGGCATAACCATCCGCAGAAAACGGAGTCACCGTCAATGAATGAGGCTGTGATGCAGATTGAGCAGGAAGTCCTGACCACCTGGCCTGCTGATGCCATTGCCCGGGCGGAAGACGTGGTGTTGCATCTGTCCGGGATGAGTGAGCCTGTTCATGTGGATACGGATATCACCGAAGTGGCGAAAAATAATGCGCTTACTGATGATGATTTTTCTGCGGGAAAGTCTTCGACGGCGAGCTGAATTTTGCCCTCAGACTGGCGCGTGAGATGGGGAGGCCTGACTGGCGCGCCATGCTTGCCGGGATGACATCCACCGAATATGCCGACTGGCACCGTTTTTACCGCACGCATTATTTTCACGATACCCAACTGGATATGCATTTTTCCGGGTTGACGTACACCGTACTCAGCCTGTTTTTTTGCGATCCGGATATGTATCCCTCGGACTTCAGTCTGCTTGCCCCCCGGCGTGAGGAAGAGCAGACGGAAATGCCGGATGAGGAAAAAATGCTGATGCAGAAAGCGGCAGGACTTGCCGGAGGCATCCGGTTTGGTGGGGAAGGAGGGGGCGATATTTCACCTTCTGCGGATGTGGTGGATGTCAGTGAGGATGATGTCGCATTAATGATGGCTTCAGCGGGGATTCCTGGAGGTGTGAGATATGTCCCAGCCGGTTGGTGATCTTGTTATTGACCTGAGTCTGGATGCGGTCCGTTTCGATGAGCAGATAAGCCGGGTAAGGCGTCATTTTTCAGGACTGGATACCGACGCCAGAAAAACCGCCAGTGCTGTTGAACAGGGCCTGAGCCGTCAGGCGCTGGCTGCACAAAAAGCCGGGATTTCCGTCGGGCAGTATAAAGCGGCCATGCGTACCCTGCCTGCACAGTTTACGGATATCGCCACGCAGCTTGCCGGTGGTCAGAATCCCTGGCTGATCCTGCTGCAACAGGGCGGTCAGGTGAAGGACGCCTTCGGCGGGATGATCCCCATGTTCAGGGGGCTTGCCGGTGCGATCACCCTGCCGATGGTCGGGGTCACCTCGCTGGCGGTGGCGACAGGTGCGCTGGCGTATGCCTGGTACCAGGGGGATTCCACGCTTTCAGCGTTTAATAAAACCCTGGTTCTTTCCGGTAATCAGTCCGGACTGACTGCCGATCGCATGCTGACGCTCTCCAGAGCCGGACAGGCAGCAGGGCTGACGTTTAACCAGGCGAGCGAGTCACTGGCAGCCCTGGTGAATGCCGGTGTGCGTGGTGGTGAACAGTTTGATGCCATCAACCAGAGTGTGGCGCGTTTTGCTTCTGCATCCGGTGTGGAAGTGGACAAGGTTGCAGAGGCTTTTGGAAAGCTGACCACCGACCCGACGTCGGGACTGATGGCTATGGCGCGCCAGTTCCGTAACGTGACGGCAGAGCAGATTGCGTATGTTGCGCAGCTGCAGCGTTCGGGGGATGAGGCAGGGGCCTTACAGGCGGCGAACGATATCGCCACAAAAGGCTTTGATGAGCAGACCCGTCGCCTGAAAGAAAACATGGGGACGCTGGAAACCTGGGCGGATAAAACCGGGAAGGCATTCAAATTGATGTGGGATGCCATCCTGGATATCGGTCGTCCTGAATCCTCAGCGGATATGCTCGCCAGTGCGCAGAAGGCATTTGATGAGGCGGATAAAAAATGGCAGTGGTACCAGAGCCGGAGTCAGCGCCGGGGAAAGACCTCCTCTTTCCGTGCCAACCTTCAGGGTGCATGGGATGACCGTGAAAATGCCCGTCTGGGGCTGGCGGCAGCCACGCTGCAGTCGGATATGGAAAAAGCCGGTGAACTGGTGGCAAGGGACCGGGCTGAGCGTGAGGCGTCACAGCTGAAGTATACCGGAGAGGCGCAGAAGGCGTATGAGCGCCTGCTGACGCCACTGGAGAAATATACTGACCGGCAGGAAGAGCTGAATAATGCCCTGAAAGACGGGAAAATCCTGCAGGCGGATTACAACACGCTGATGGCGGCGGCGAAAAAGGATTATGAATCGACGCTGAAAAAACCGAAGTCGTCAGGTGTCAAAGTGTCAGCCGGGGAGCGTCAGGAAGACCGGGCGCATGCAGCCCTGCTGACGCTTCAGGCAGAACTCCGGACGCTGGAGAAGCATGCCGGAGCGAATGAGAAAATCAGCCAGCAGCGCCGGGATTTATGGAAAGCGGAAAATCAGTATGCGGTCCTGAAAGAGGCCGCCACGAAACGGCAGTTATCCGGGCAGGAAAAATCGCTGCTGGCCCATGAGAAAGAGACGCTGGAGTACAAACGCCAGCTGGCTGACCTGGGCGACAAGGTTGAACACCAGAAACGGCTGAATGAGCTGGCACAGCAGGCGGCGCGGTTTGAACAGCAGCAGAGCGCGAAGCAGGCCGCCATCAGCGCAAAAGCCCGCGGCCTCACCGACCATCAGGCGCAGCGGGAGTCGGAAGAGCAGCGCCTTCGTGACGTGTACGGTGATAATCCGGATGCGCTGGCGAAGGCCACATCTGCACTGAAGAACACCTGGTCTGCGGAGGAGCAGCTTCGTGGAAGCTGGATGGCCGGGCTGAAATCCGGCTGGGGTGAGTGGGCGGAAAGTGCCATGGACAGTTTTTCGCAGGTTAAAAGCGCGGCCACGCAGACCGTTGACGGTATTGCACAGAATATGGCGGCGATGCTGACCGGCAGTGAACAGAACTGGCGCAGCTTCACCCGCTCCGTGCTGTCCATGATGACAGAAATTCTGCTTAAGCAGGCAATGGTGGGGATTGTCGGGAGTATCGGCAGCGCCATTGGTGGTGCTGTCAGTGGTGGAGCATCAGCGTCAGGTGGTACAGCCATTCAGGCCGCTGCGGCGAAATTCCATTTTGCGACCGGGGGATTTACGGGGACGGGGGGCAAATACGAGCCTGCGGGGATTGTTCACCGCGGGGAGTTTGTCTTCACGAAGGAGGCAACCAGCCGGATTGGTGTCGGTAACCTGTACCGCCTGATGCATGGCTATGCGGAAGGTGGTTATGTGGGTGGTGCCGGAATTCCGGCGCAGATGCGGCGGGTGGAAGGCATTAATTTTAATCAGAACAATCACGTGGTGATTCAGAACGACGGTATCAACGGACAGGCGGGGCCGCAGATGCTGAAGGCTGTGTATGACATGGCCCGTAAGGGGGCGCAGGATGAGCTCCGGCTGCAGTTACGTGATGGCGGTATGTTATCAGGGAGCGGGCGATGAAAACATTTCGCTGGAAAGTGAAGCCGGATATGGAGGTGATGTCGCAGCCATCGGTGCGTGAAGTGCGTTTTGGTGACGGGTATTCGCAGCGCATGGCTGCAGGACTGAATGCAGACCTTAAGACGTACAGGGTGACGCTTTCCGTGACCCGGGAGGAGGCCCGGCATCTGGAAGCGTTCCTGGCAGAGCACGGGGGCTGGAAGGCGTTTTTGTGGACACCGCCTTATGCATACCGGCAGATAAAAGTGAACTGTGCCGGGTGGTCTGCGCGGGTCGGGATGTTGCGCGTTGAGTTCAGCGCGGAGTTTAAGCAGGTGGTGAACTGATGCAGGATATTCACGAAGAAAGTCTTGGCGAGTCGGTTAAATCAGAGCAGTCACCGCGGGTGGTACTCTGGGAAATCGACCTGACGGTGCAGGGCGGTGGGCGGTATTTTTTCTGCAATGAGCTGAATGAGAAAGGGGAGCCGGTGACCTGGCAGGGGCGGAAGTACCAGGCATACCCGATTGACGGCAGCGGCTTTGAGATGAACGGGAAGGGCAGCAGTGCCCGCCCGTCGCTGACGGTGTCCAATCTGTTTGGCCTTGTCACCGGGATGGCGGAGGACCTGCAGAGTCTGGTGGGGGCCACGGTGGTCCGCCGCCGGGTGTATGCGCGTTTTCTGGATGCGGTGAATTTTGTGGCAGGTAATCCTGAGGCAGACCCGGAGCAGGAGCTGGCGGACCGCTGGGTGGTGGAGCAGATGTCAGAGCTGACGGCCATGACGGCCTCGTTTGTGCTGGCCACTCCGACCGAGACGGACGGGGCGTTGTTTCCCGGTCGCATTATGCTGGCGAATACCTGTATGTGGGATTACCGGGGAGATGAATGCGGGTATAACGGTCCGGCAGTGGCGGATGAGTTCGATAAACCCACCACAGATATCCGTAAGGACAAATGCAGCAAGTGCATGCGCGGGTGTGAGCTGCGCGGTATGGTGGCTAATTTCGGCGGTTTCCTTTCCATTAATAAACTTTCGCAGTAAATCCCATTTTATGACACAGACTGAATCAGCGATTCTGGCGCATGCCCGGCGGTGTGCGCCTGCGGAGTCGTGCGGCTTCGTGGTGAGAACGCCGGAGGGAGACAGGTATCTTCCCTGCGTGAATACCTCCGCAGAGCCTGAGGCATATTTTCGTATTGCACCGGAGGACTGGCTGCGGGCAGAGATGCAGGGGGAGATTGTGGCACTGGTCCACAGTCATCCCGATGGCCCGCCCTGGCTGAGCGAGGCCGACCGGCGACTGCAGATAAAGAGTGCCCTGTCCTGGTGGCTGGTCTGCCGGGGGGCGATTCACAAGTTCCGCTGTGTTCCGCACCTGACCGGACGGCGCTTTGAACATGGTGTGACGGACTGTTACACCCTGTTCCGGGATGCATACCATCTGGCAGGGATAACGCTGCCGGATTTTGCGCGCGAGGATGAGTGGTGGCGCAACGGCCAGAACCTGTACCTGGACAATATGGAGGCCACGGGATTTTACCGGGTGCCCCTGCCCTCTGCACAGCCGGGCGATATCCTGCTGTGCTGCTTTGGCGCATCGGTGGCCAATCACGCCGCCATTTACTGCGGTAACGGTGAACTGCTTCACCATATACCTGAACAACTGAGTAAACGGGAGAGGTATTCTGAAAAATGGCAACGACGAACGCATTCTGTCTGGCATCACCGCCACTGGTCCGCATCTGCCTTCACGGGGATTTACAACGATTTGGCCGCCGCCTCAGCCTGTATGTGAATACGGCAGCGGAAGCTATTCGTGCCCTGTCGCTGCAGCTGTCGGGATTCCGCCGTCAGATGAATGAAGGCTGGTACCGGGTACGTATTCGCGGTGAGGATACGGCACCTGAGGCAGTGTATGCCCGCCTTCATGAGCCACTGAACCCGGGGGATGTCATTCATCTGGTACCCCGGACTGAAGGAGCCAAAAGTGGGGGTGTTTTTCAGACGGTGCTGGGTGCGGCACTGGTTGTTGCCTCCATCTGGATGCCGGGTATCGGTATTGCAGCCAGCAATATTATGTTTTCCATGGGGGCTGCCATGTCGCTGGGTGGGGTGGCTCAGATGCTGGCCCCGAAGGCAAAAACACCGGATTACCGGACAACGGATAACGGCAGACAGAACACCTACTTTTCCTCGCTGGACAATATGATTGCTCAGGGTAATCCTGTGCCGGTGCCATACGGTGAAATGCTGGTTGGTTCCCGACGGATATCCCAGGACATCAGTACCCGTGATGAAGGTGGTGACGGGAAAGTGGTGGTTATCGGCAGAGGATAAAAAAATCTCCCGTAATACTCACGAATATTACGGGAGAAATGAATAGTCACCTTGATTAGTTAAGTTTTGACCAATTGCCTTTATCAGTCTGAAGAACTGTAAAAATGTGGAGTTATTCCTGCAACCGTCAGTTTCCGGAAATGTGAATAAACTCATAATTTTTATTCAGTCATTATGATACAGGCATCCCCCGGGGTGCCTGTTCTTTTGTGCGTAACAGTTATCACAGTAAAGGGTGAGGCAATGGGAAAAGGTGGCGGCAAGGCGCACACGCCAGTTGAGGCAAAGGACAATCTTAAGTCCACGCAGATGATGAGCGTGATTGATGCGATTGGAGAGGGACCGATAGAAGGCCCGGTGAAGGGACTGCAGAGTATCCTGGTGAATAAAACCCCGCTGACGGACACGGACGGCAATCCCGTGATACACGGTGTGACCGCCGTCTGGCGCGCCGGGGAGCAGGAGCAGACCCCGCCGGAAGGTTTTGAGTCCTCCGGGGCTGAAACTGCACTGGGCGTGGAAGTGACGAAGGCAAAGCCGGTGACGCGCACCATTACGTCCGCGAACATTGACCGCCTGAGGGTCACCTTCGGGGTACAGTCACTGGTGGAGACCACCTCCAGGGGCGACCGTAATCCGGCTTCTGTTCGTCTGCTGATTCAGCTGCAGCGTAACGGTAGCTGGGTGACGGAAAAGGATGTCACCATTAACGGTAAGACCACCTCGCAGTACCTGACGTCGGTGATTCTGAATAATCTGCCTGAGCGCCCCTTTAACATCCGGATGGTCAGGGAGACGGCTGACAGCACCACGGACCAGCTGCAGAACAGAACGCTGTGGTCGTCATACACCGAAATCATCGATGTGAAACAGTGCTACCCGAACACGGCCATTGTGGGCCTGCAGGTGGATGCGGAGCAGTTTGGCGGTCAGCAGATAACTGTGAACTACCATATCCGCGGTCGCATCATTCAGGTGCCGTCAAACTATGACCCGGAAAAACGTACTTACAGCGGTATCTGGGACGGGAGTATGAAACCGGCCTGGAGCAACAACCCGGCCTGGTGCCTGTGGGACATGCTGACCCACCCGCGCTACGGGATGGGGAAACGTCTGGGGGCCGCAGACGTGGACAAATGGGCACTGTATGCCATTGCGCAGTACTGCGACCAGCCGGTGCCGGATGGCTTCGGGGGGACCGAACCGCGGATGACGTTTAATGCGTACCTGTCACAACAGCGTAAGGCGTGGGATGTGCTCAGTGATTTCTGCTCGGCGATGCGCTGTATGCCGGTATGGAACGGGCAGACGCTGACGTTCGTGCAGGACCGCCCGTCGGATGTGGTGTGGCCCTACACCAACAGCGATGTGGTGGCGGATGATAACGGTGTGGGCTTCCGCTACAGCTTCAGCGCCCTGAAGGACCGGCACACGGCGGTGGAGGTGAATTACACCGACCCGCAGAACGGCTGGCAGACCTCCACTGAACTGGTGGAAGACCCGGAAGCCATACTGCGCTACGGACGCAATCTGCTGAAGATGGATGCGTTCGGCTGTACCAGTCGCGGTCAGGCTCACCGTGCCGGACTGTGGGTGATAAAGACCGAACTGCTGGAAACGCAGACGGTGGATTTCACGCTCGGATCACAGGGGCTGCGCCACACGCCCGGTGACATCATTGAAGTCTGTGATAACGACTACGCCGGGACCCTGACCGGCGGGCGCATTCTGAACATCGATGCCGCCAGTCTCACCCTGACGCTGGACCGGGAGGTGAGGCTTCCGGAGACCGGTACCGCCACGGTGAACCTGATTAATGGCAGCGGTAAGCCGGTGAGTGTGGACATCACGGCACAGCCTGCTCCTGACCGGATACAGGTCAGCGCCCTGCCTGATGGCGTGGCGACATACGGGGTATGGGGGCTGAAAATTCCCGGTCTTCGACGTCGCCTGTTCCGCTGTGTGGCCATCCGGGAAAACACGGACGGCACCTTTGCCATCACGGCGGTGCAGCACGTACCGGAAAAAGAAGCCATTGTGGATAACGGGGCCACCTTTGAGCTGCTGTCCGGCTCCCTGAACAGCGTCACTCCTCCGGCAGTGCAGCACCTCACGGTGGAGGTGAGCGCGGATGATGGCCAGTATCTGGCGCAGGCGAAATGGGACACGCCGCGGGTGGTGAAGGGTGTGCGCTTCAGTCTGCGCCTGAACCGTGGAAGCGGTGAAGACAGCCGTCTGGTGACCACCGCCATCACTGCAGACACGGCGCACCGTTTCAGTGGTCTGCCACTGGGGGAATACACCCTGACGGTGCGGGCGATAAACAGTTATGGCCAGCAGGGGGAACCCGCCACCACCTCATTCCGGATTAACGCCCCGGCAGCGCCTGCCACAATTGAACTGATACCGGGGTATTTTCAGATAACGGCAGTCCCGCGTCTTGCGGTGTATGACCCGACGGTGCAGTTTGAGTTCTGGTTCTCGGAAAATCAGATTACGGATATCCGGCAGGTTGAAACCACAGCCCGCTATCTCGGTACGGCGATGTACTGGACAGCTGCCAGTATTAATATCAGGCCGGGCCATGATTATTACTTTTATATCCGCAGTGTGAACATCGTCGGTAAATCAGCGTTTGTGGAAGCTGTCGGCCAGCCGGTTAATGATGCTGAGGTGTATCTCAATTTTTTTGAAGGGAAAATAAACAGTACCCTGCTGGGGCAGGAGCTGAACGATCGTATTAATGCCTCGGCATTGCGCAGTGAAGTTGAGCAACTGGAGGATGAGATCAATCAGCAGATAGAGAGTGATATTGCTGAAGTGACCCAAAAAATCGGGGAGACAGAAAACAGCCTCACACAGCTGGTTGCGAAAAAAAATGATGAGCTGTCACTGGGTATATCACAGGTGAGCCAGAGAGTGGATAACGTCAGCAGCGAACTCACGCAGACGGTCAGTCAGAGTAATGAGGAGAATGCACGCCAGATAGCGCAGGTTCGCCAGTATGTGGATCAAAAAAGCAGTGAAATCATGACGACAACGGACCAGAAGCTGGGAGATCAGGAGGCCACCATCCAGCAGATACAAAAGGTTCAGACGGACACCAGTAATAACCTGAACAGTATGTGGGCCGTGAAACTGCAGCAGATGCAGGATGGTCGCCTTTATATTGCGGGTATCGGTGCCGGTATTGAGAACACCCCCGACGGCATGCAGAGTCAGGTGCTGCTGGCGGCAGACAGGATTGCGATGGTTAATCCTGCGAATGGTAATACAACACCCTTGTTTGTGGCTCAGGGGGATCAGCTGTTCCTGAATGAGGTTTTCATGTCCAGGGCGACGATTGATTTTGCGGAAATTACGGGGGTTCTTCGTTCTTCGGGATTTGAAGTCAGGGGACAGGGAGGCTGGGATCTGAGCCGGGAACTGAACTGCTTCAGGGTCGATGATGAAAACAATGTCATTCGGGTGAGAATGGGCAGGTTATTCTGAGGAGCGAATATGTCATTGCAATATGGCTGGCAAATCATGGATGCAACGGGCAGGGTGGTTACGGATACGTCTGCAATTATGTGCAGACGTTTATTCTCATATCATGTTCCGATCATTGAAGCACTGGCATCAAATATCCCGTGGTCAGTGACATTTGGTGTCAGTTTTAACAATGGAACCCCATTCACACATTGTGTGACACGGAAGGGGATTACGGTGCCTTCCGGCAGGGTATGGTATCCGGTGGCACCGGATATTATCATCAACGGTAACAGCGTCACCTTAACCTATACAGCAAGACATGTTTCATATCCTGATGATTTGGGGTATCTCCTGGCTGTTGGCGGTGTGGATGTTCATTGTGGGGTTTACCACCGATGAGCGGTTATGGCATTCAGCTAATTAATGACTATGGACTGACAGTGGCAGATGCGGAAGATGTGAATTATGTTTTGCGAAGTGCCGGTCAGTTCAGTAATGGTCATTTTATCTCCGGCGGGAACACGACGAGCGCAATCAGTCTGATAACAACCGGAATGAACAGTCCTTTATTGTTTCTGAAGATGAATACAAATAATTCGAGGCTGACACAAAAAACCGGGGTCAATAAGCTGTCCCCTGATTTTGTTAATCCCGGAACATATATATCGGTGACAAGTATAGACGTGTTTAAATGGTGGAATATAAATATTGGCACGGTTCAGTATTATATTTTTGACAAGTGGATACCGCCGGAGCGAAGTTCATACGGTATGCAACTGTTTGACGGTTCAGGAGGAATTATATTTGATTCCGGGTGGTATTTTCTGAAATTACGGGATGTGAAATGGCTTGAACCGCAATATCCAAACCATTCAGGGCATGAGAGCGGTAGTAACTGGAGTAATGTCGGGCATGTTTCCGATGATGTCAATAACACAGCATTATCAATGCCTCTGGGCAGGGGCTGGATTGAGTCATCCTTACAGGGTGGATATTACTATAATGAGTGTTGTCATCTTGACGGTAACGGTAATCTCTATATATCCATAATACCGACAGGTGTTTATCTCGATATATCACCGACAGGAGGCTGGGTTGGCTCAATGAAAACCCAGGTCATGGTTGCGGATGTATCCGGCTTACCGACGAATTATAACCCTGTGGAGATAAGGAACGTTAACGGTTAAGTGCTGTAACGAAATCACGGCAAAATGAAACAGAAAATCTGAATGTAATCACAGCCCGCCGGAACCGGCGGGCTTTTTTGTGGGGTGAATATGGCAGTAAAGATTTCAGGTGTCCTGAAGGACGGAGCGGGTGAGCCTGTCGTAAACTGTGCGATTGAATTGCGTGCCAGAAGAACCAGTCCGACAGTTGTGGTTAATATTGTGGCAACCTGTCTTACGGGAAGTGATGGCGGGTATACTATTAATGCTGAGCCGGGATTTTATGATGTATTTTTGTCCCGCTCAGGGCATCCTCCTGTAAAGGCGGGGGAAATTTATGTTGCACCGACAGATGAGCCGGATACGCTGAATGCTTTTCTGGATGCACCAAAGGAGGGTGATTTACGCCCTGAGGTAATGAAGCGTTTTGAGGAAATGGTAAATACCGTTGTTCGCTTGTCTGAGCAGGTGGTCAGTGACAGGGAGAGAGCAGAAACAGCTGCTGATGATGCAATCAATGCAGCAACATCTGCGGCGGTTAGTAAGGATGAGGCAGAAGAGCTAAAAAATCAGACACAGCAGAGCGCCGAAGCTGCAGCCGGAAACGCACAGCAGACGGCACAGGATGTGACGACAACCGCAACGGCCCGTGATGATGCGGAACGTTTTGCGGGTGAGGCAGAAAACAGCGCACAGTCATCAGGCACATCGCGGGATGAATCAGTCGATGCCGCCGAACGTGCCCGCCTTTATCATAATGCCGCATCATCAGCTGCAACCAGCGCGGAAAATGCAGCAAATGCTGCACTCGGGCATGAAAACAGCGCCGCTGAATACGCCCGACAGGCTAAAGCCAGCCAGGATGCAGGTGCAGACAATGCGCAGGAAGCGAAACAGTACAGGGATGAGGCGCAGCAGATAGTTGATGACCTGAATGCAACAAATGCCTCCACGACAGAAAAAGGTCTGGTGCAACTGTGTAGTGATACGGACAACGACAGCGAGGAACTGGCTGCCACGCCAAAGGCTGTCAAAACCGTCATGGACGAGACGAAAACAAAAGCGCCACTGGACAGCCCGGCCTTCACCGGCACCCCAACCACCCCAACCCCACCGGATGATGCAGCCGGTCTGGAAGCAGCGAACGCAGCGTTTGTGCGCAAACTGCTTGCTGCGCTGGTTGGCTCATCGCCGGAAGTTCTGGACACCCTGAACGAGCTGGCAGCGGCGCTGGGCAATGACCCGAACTTTGCGACGACAATCACAAACGCGCTGGCAGGCAAACAACCGCTTAATGACGTCTTAACGGCAATCAGCGCACTGACGCAACGGGCAGATAATCTTCTGTACTTCAATACGGACGGGAATGCCTCACTGTCTCTGCTGTCAGAGAAGGGCCGCGCATTGCTGGCGCATGACACGGCTGAAGCCATGCGCACGGAGCTTGAGCTGAGCGCGGCTGCGACGATGGAACCCCAGAGTGATATCCGTGACCGCACACCGGGCAGGCTGGCCCTGTCCGGGATGTATGGGTTTGGACAGGCATTCACCAGCGCCGAAGCTCTGTCATTTAACGGACAGGCTGATTTCGTTATATGGCTGCAGACAGTCACCCCGGGGCGTTATGCGGTCAGTATTGCGGACTCCTCCACGCTGCTGGTGGGCACCACGAAATTTAACGGTATCATTGATGTGATGTGGTCACCCTCTGATAACGATGGTTCAGACTCAGCGCGTAAATTCAAAACGCTGCTGTACTACAACCAGTATTACGAGGATGAGCACAGCATACATTGTATGCGTTATCGCTACAGTGGTAACAGCTGGAATGCAACATCAAGCCTTATTGTGTATGACGGCAACTCCCTGGCATATCTGATGTCCTCAACCGCCGGTAATGGTCCGTTCTCATATTACCAATACCCGGCCGTCGGTGTGCCGATTATGGCGGTATATCAGGGAGAAAGTTTTGGTGAAAATGCTTCTCTGGGACTCGGTGATACTGTGCCGGGTTCCCGTCTTGGTCCTCTGGCCATGAGTGCACAGGTTAGTGATACAGGGACATACGCATCCTCACCGCAGGTTGTGATTGGCGGTGCCGGTGAATACAACTTCCCCGGTCGTTACACGGCGCTTTCGGGCCTGGGTAACAATTATGGTACTCAGCGTGGCTTTATCGGTCTTTTTGTACGCATTGAGTAATGAGGAAATCAGGCATGAAAATCAGAGCGGTGAAAGGCATCAGAAACGCACATTATCTTGAAAATGGTGCGGTTGACTGCGAGGTGTTATTTGAAGGTGAAACGGAGTTCGCCCTGTATACTGCCATACAGGATGATATGGCCCCGACAGGCCAGCATGTCTGGCAGGAGCTGCAAAGCGGGAAATGGGGCGAAATCGCCCCGTTCACCGTCACGCCGGAACTTATTGCAGCGGCAAAGGATGCCAAAAGGCGGGAAATTGAGGCATGGCGCGACAGTCAGGAAAACGTTGAGTTTATTTTCACGTTTGATGGCCGTCGTTTTGATGGCGGAAAAACCTCGCAGTCACGCCTTGCGCCCGTGGTTGCAACAGCGCAGGCCGGACTGCTTCCGGAGGGTTTTTTCTGGACTGATGCGGATAATAACAACGTCGTACTGACCAGGGAGAAACTTATTGCGCTGAACGATGCCATGATGGTGGCCATGGTGGCGGAGGGCTTTAAAATCCACGAACGCCAGCGCGAGATGAAGGAACAACTGAATAATCTGGATGATTTGCGTTCAATCAGGGAAATGGTGATTAGCGATAATTAG